TTGCGGGGGGGGGGATCCACCCCCCCCCCGCGTGTCAATTGTTTGTTTATTCCACCACATCCAATCCGGCCTTTTCACAAACCTTGCGCATGATGCTCCCGTCGCGACCCTTCCAGATAAGCCCATGCTCGACCCAATACCGCCCGATACCGCCCTGCATCATGCGCCAACCCTGAATTGTGGCGCGCGGCGTAATCAGTATCCGTTCGCGCAATTCGCGCGCCGCACGACGCAATGCGCGAACGCGATTGAACCAGTCATTCGGGTCTGTCATGATGCCCCCACGCTCGATATCAATGACGTCTGGTTCGCAGGTCGCGCCGATCAATGAAGCTTCAAGGCTTTCGTCATAATCGAACGCGACAGTCCACAGACGATCAAGCGTAGCGCCATCGAGCTGGTTTCGCGTATACATTCTGTCTCCACCGTGTCCGAATGTATTGGCGGTGGAAATCAGAATGAAATCTGCATTGCGCTTGACCATGGCATCCGGGAACATGCAATAGTCATTCGCAAGCGCCGAATTCAGAACTACCAATGAAGCGCCGCCCGCGTCAATTTCATCTAAAAGGAACACGCCACCATGCTCATACGCGGTCCGAAACGGCGTGCGCACATATTCGCCCATGGCATTGTTATAGCCTAAAAAATCGGTAGCGCTAGTGGTTTCGCTGGTGGCGTTTGCGTAAAATTTCAGCCCCATCGATTGCGCGATCTGTGCTCCGATTGTGGATTTTCCGCCACCTGCGTCACCTACAAGACACAAGTTCGCACCTGCCTGGACGCCCTTCAGGCACAGCTCAAACAATACGTGTGCCCTATCAATCGTGACTGTGGATCCGGTTTCGCGCCGCGTAACTTCGATCTTGCGGGGAAGGATCGCGTCTTTCAATTCGTCTCGTACGATGCTACGCACCCGATTTTCATCTACCGCACCGCGATTGGTATTCGACAGCAATACATTCCGAAGTGCTTCATTCAGCTTCGCGAATTCCGAGTCACTACCAGGGGCGGTAGCAGGGGCACTAGCAGGGGCGGTACCAGGGGCGGTACCAGGAGCGGTAGCAGGGGCGGTACCAGGAGCGGTAGCAGGGGCGGTAGCACCCGGTTCGATCGCGCGCGGCGCATGCTCACGCGGAATGCGTCCGCGCATAAGAAGATCCGTACATACCTGCTTATTCGCGTTCACAATCCAAGACATGGCAACTACGTTGTTTGCCGCGTTCGCGGTAAGCATCTCTTTGTTAAATTCCGCCAACACGGCGCGACAATGCCTACGCAGATCCGGCACACTAGTGCTAGCAGGATCCACCCCGTTGACGCCCGCGTTCACCCTCAAGCGGGTCAATCGGTCGCTTGCAATAATGGTGACGGCTTCAGAGTTCATTGTAGTACTTGCCTCCTTACTTGACTTGACTGGTTTCTAAACTCGTTTGCAGGCCCATGAGCCCCTGCGTTTTATCAGGGACTCATGGGCATGCAATCGGATAGAAGATAGGGGGGATTGGTGGGTAGACTCGGTACAGCTGATTCCCCACAATAGGGATACCAGAACTTGGTAGACAGCACACCGTACCATGTGAGACATACCCAATTAAACTATCAGCCGTAAGGCCACCCGTAATGCCGGGTGCGGCCACCGCCGCATATAGGTTTTACCACACGATTGCATGAAATGCAAGTCGACCTGGCACCTAATTGACACAACGGACTACGGTTGCTATCATAACCCTTGCTAGCATGACGTTTTACGTGCTGGAAAAAAGTTTGAAAATAAGGAGCCAAAACACCATGGGACAATACGATCCAATCAAGTTGACAGACAAACACAGGGAATGGCTTAAGCGAATTGCAGCTGGTGATAGCATTGTCCGAGTTGCCAGCCAATTCGGTGTCCATCCTGTTTCAGTCACTCGACTTAAGACAAGTGAAAAAGGTAAGCGGTACCTCCAGAAATTGCGTAACATGAGAAATGAAGCATACTTACAAAGCGCAATACGAAAATTCAAAAAGCTTGATAGGGAATGCTAGTTGACATATTGTAAGAATGATTATGAATAAGGATAAAGGGTTAGGGAATATAGACTTACGCAATGCCACCCAGCTCTACCCTCCAGGTCTACCCAGCATAACCCTTTGTGCTTCAAGCGTTTACCCCGTGCTAACCCACATTGCATAGAATGCTACCGTGCTACCCCGTGCTACCCTGTGCTACAGTGGATCCCCGTATCAGCACCTGTGCTACCGCGCCGCACCTGTGCTAACGTGCTACCCCGTGCTAGCACCCGTGCTACCCTGTGCTAAGTCTATGTTATGCAAGGGGTTAGGTAAGTGCAGATTATGCCAGCATGCCTGCCGTTTTGCCGTGTGCTAGCATGCGTGCTACCATGCTAAGTCTATGTTTTGCAATGGGTTAGGTAACCAGAGTGGAGCGTGCTAGCATGCTAGCATTCCAGAAGGGGGGGGGAAGGGGGGGAGCGGCCAGCCGGAATGTAGCATCACCCTCTCTCGAAAAATGCCGCAATTTTTGAAACTCGACCTACGCGGCTAGTACAGTAACAAGCCCATTCATCGAGCGAGCCTATACCCCTATCAGAATGCCGGTATCTTCTCTCACAATGCCAGTCCTTCCGGTGTGTCTAACCATTGGTCTTTGAATATATACAGGTGTATAAATAACCGATACCTGCCAATACTTGCTTTGCATACAAAAAAAGGACAGTTTACGCCTGGATTGTCCTAATCAGGACAATTCCGTACTGAAAAAGGACAATTTCGTCCTGAAAAAGGACAATCCGCGCGTACATGTATATATCTTATATTATATTAATTACTCCGGATTATCTTAGAGAGGAAGACTTAGTTTCTTAAGAGTCTTAGAGTCTTAGAGTCTAGGTAACCGGTATGTGTATGATTTTGGTGCGCCGGGTTGAAATTAAGTTATCAGAAACTTGACAACGCGCACACCACATGGTACAACTTAGTCACAAGGTTTGTTGGTTGGTTTGAGGAGTTTCCCGTGCCCGTTCCCCAGTACACAGAGCTTGATGCAATGCCTGACAGCCACAGAGAACTTGCTCGGATGATGGCTGCGGGTACAATCCTCCCCGCGCTTTTGGCTGAATACACGGGCATGAAGCAAAGCACAATAATCAATATTCAAGCCAACCCATTGTTTCAAGAATATGTCCGTGGCTTGAGGAACGCAGAGAACGCTCGGTTGATGCGCACCAAGGAGAAGTTAGATGAGCTTACCGATACCGCCGTAGACACCATCAAAGAAATAATCATGGGTGATAACAGCGCGAACGTACGGCTTAAGGCCGCTGAGACGGTTCTAGACCGTAGCGCGTCGGGTATGTTCGCCAAGCAGACTAAGGCTACGAAGTTTGAACAAGTGTCGGTGGTGGCAGGGGATGATTTGCTTCGGTTGCGACAACGGGGAATGTCATTAGGTCTTCATGCTCCAAAGGCTGAGGTCATTGACGTAGTGGCAACCGACGCATCCCCTGACCAAAAAAAGAACCAAGAGGAGTATGACGATGATGAATGAACCGGTAGAGTATGACGCGGAACAGGCAGATTCTGAAGCCGATACCACCCCTGATGATGTGGTTGTTGTGGAAAAACCCATTGAAGAGCCTGTTGTAAAGAAAGATGGCCCTGACACAACCATGATCAAGATTGCCGATTCTCTCAAGATGCTCCAAAAAGAGTCATCTGACGACAAGCTGTATGAAACCATGTCCGCCATTGTACCGGGTATCCCGCGCGCCATTGCCGTCTACAGCGATGCAAACGGCGTAAAGTATACCGTAATGAGTATTCCCGTTGCGGAGAAGACGACGATTATCTGCATTGGGGCGTCGGCAAAGTCTTCGAACCAAGAGATTAGTGCATCCACGTCGTGTGTGCTGGTTCCCATTGGCATTGAGGATATCCGTGGGTATATGGACGAATACTCCCGGAAGAACTCCCCTGATATGTACAAGCTTGTGTCTCGCATCAGGGATGAAGTCTCTGACGAATGCGTTCGCCGTGTTAACACGGCAAGTGTTCCGGTATCTGATTCGCAGGCCAAGCGCAGAGGACGCCCGCGTAAGCAGTAAGCAGTAAGGAAGGCGGTGAGTTATGACCAGACCTTTTGAGAGCGCATTCCCGTTGAGTGATCTAACCTTTGAGGAACGAAATCGCCTTGAATCTGAGGTATTACCCGCCGTTGTGGATGATCCAGAATGCGCCGCGCTAACAATTGTGACCTTGGAAAAGCAGCTTGCCGAGGCGCGGGCCGAGCGGGATGCGCGGGTGAGGGTGTGCCTGAAGTGCGGAAGTGTCGTCGAATGACGCACGTCGACCTATTCAGCGGCATCGGCGGCTTTGCGTTGGCGGCTCACGCCAACGGCATACGCACGGTGCAGTTTTGCGAGATTGACAGCAGGTGCAGGGACTTCCTACGGCAGACATGGCCGGGAGTGGCGATACATGATGACATCAGAACATTCCATTACGGTGTGGCCGACGCCAAGCGCAACGAGCGCAGACAGTACACGTCCGAACAAAGCAGGCGGTGCAAAAATGAGGGACTTGATTCCAGGTATGTCGAAAACGGAATTCAAGCAGAGAGAGCACCATTCCTGCTCACAGCAGGAGTTCCCTGTCAGCCCGCTAGTCGCGCCGGGAAGCAGCGAGGCGAGGCAGATGACCGCTGGCTCTGGCCGGAGGCTATACGAGTCCTACGGGAAACATCGCCCGCTTGGTGCCTTTTTGAGAATCCTCCTGGAATCGGAGACCTGGAGTTCGACCGAATTCTTGCTGACGTGGAAGCTGAAGGCTACGAAGTCGAAGTGCTTAGTATTCCAGCTTGCGCCGTCAATGCCCCGCACCGGCGCGAACGCTACTGGATTGTCGGAAGGCACGTGGCGAACACCGAGGGCAACCGACCAGGCGAGACCGGCAAGCACGAGATGTCGAAATTTTACAGAAGGGATCAAATCAGAATTTCAACTACGCGAACAAGTCAAGGCGACCTGGCCGACACCGGACGCAATGACATCTGGCAACGTTTCGTCTGGTTGCCTTGCGCAGACGGAAAAGTTCGTCGCGCGCCTGACCACACTTTCAGCCTGGTTGATGGGCTACACCGCAGCTTACTTAGCGCACTGGGAAACAGCATCGTGCCGCAAGTCGCGGCGCAAGTCATAGCGGCTATGGTGAAATGCGACCATATCGGTGACGCCAACGAAATGGTACGGGAGGACGAGTGATTGACGGAAATGATTCTGCGTTCCCGTGGGTTGCCGGAAACTGGGATCACTGTGGGCCGGAAATACGCGAGGGCGTGACCAACAATAGGATGTGCGCAAAAGATGAAGATTAACGATAAACCGAACGATATCATCTTAATGCTCGAAGACGGGACTCCTAGCCATTTCAAGCTGAGTGAGTTTGCAAACGAAGAAGGTGTTGCAATCGTTAACCCGCTGTTGCTGTTCAGGTTGGAGTTGTTGCGCAACGCTCTGGCAAATATTTTCAAAGAAGAGATTTGGATCATCATCACTGACGCAACGCGAACACAGAGAGACAATGAGCGGCTCGCGGAAAAGTATGGGTGGGCTGATGAAGGTGGTGCTGTATCGCGTCACTCGAAGCACCTCACAAAATACGGCGGAATCGCCGTGGATATCAAGGCATTCAAAGCCAAAAAGGATGAGCTGGCCGGATTCCGAGGTCGGGTCTCTCAAGCCATGTTGGGCCGCGCTGCCCGGGATATCTTCCCTTACGTCAAAGATGACTACGCCGATGGTCATGTCCATGTGGACTGCTGGGATAGGCGCAAAGATGACTTGGTATGACAAAATCCGGTTCTGCTTCATGGATTGATGATGGAATTGCGTGGCTGCTGGAGGAATGTAATATGACAAAATCCGGTTCTGCTTCATGGATTGATGATGGAATTGCGTGGCTGCTGGAGGAATGTAATATGACAAAATCCGGTTCTGCTTCATGGATTGATGATGGAATTGCGTGGCTGCTGGAGGAATGTAATATGACAAAATCCGGTTCTGCTTCATGGATTGATGATGGAATTGCGTGGCTGGAGGAATGTAATCTGCCGTAGGAATGTAATCGGATGAGTCACCATATTTTGACCACAAATTACAATTCAATACGCGGCCACATTAGCAACGGTGACGTTGTGCTGTTTGATGGCCGGGGGGTTGTGTCTCGCCTTGTCCGAATGTTCGCTGGCATTCCTTCGCATTCAGCCATGGTGTGTAATACGCATGATGATGGGCGCGTGCAGTTAATCGAGTCAACGTCTCAGTGGATTGGCAGGAATTGGGTTATTGGGGTTCAGTTCACTTACCTGTCTGAGCGGCTTAAGAATTATAAGGGGCGCGTGTGGGTTGCTCCGTTGACAGCAGAAAATAAACAGAAAGTCAAAGATGATCCCAAGGTTCTCGAAGACTATCTAATCGAAATGTATGGGAAAAGCTATGACTTTTGGCAGGTGTTCAGGAAAGGGTGGAGTTTGGCAAGCCTTCCCCGCCTCTTCCCGCTGAAGGAGAACTACAACAGGCTTTTCTGCTCAGAGTTGATTGCAGGGTATTTCAAGCGCGCTGGCATTCTGCCGTCTAGCGTGAATGCTAGCACGATTACCCCGCGTGAGCTGGCGCAATTCAGGCTGTATGGCCCGATTCTCCTTCAGTTGTGTGGCAAACGAACAGATTTGCCGGGATTTAACACGGTTCAACCATAGGAGAATCACGATGACCGATGTGCGCGCTGAGCGGATTTTGGTGTGTTTGACATGGGTTGGTATTTTTGTGGCGGCTATTGCTGGCATTCTGGCATTAACTGGTTGCTCAACAAACACAGAGCGCATCACAACCGACCTGAATGGCAACGAAATACGGGAGATTCAACGTGAAGAATTCGACAAAGAAACGTTTGATTATGTCATTACTCGCATTCTTACGTCGGTTCCTCAGTACTACGAAGTCTACTTGAACATGCAGCGTGAGCGGCTATTGCTCCGCCAGCAGACTCTAGAGATTGAACGAGCCGAGGGTGCCGCGTCGGATGCAGAATATAACGCTCGATTAGATGCTATCATTGAGGCAATTAAGTATATCGATGCAAGAGTGCAGGCATACAATAAACAAAAACAACAGGAATAACGAATGGCAGATTACCCCGAAAGCATACTTGGGGTTGGGCTTGCTGTATTTGGTTTTTTCTCTTCTGTGACTGCGCTTATTCTTAGGTACCCAAGTAAGAATTCTGGATCGCAGCAGAACGGGTATGTCAGGAGTAGCACGTGTCAGGCGTACCGCGATGGAGATACCAAGATGCACCAGCAGGTTGACCAGAAGTTTATCGAGTTGAACTCTCGGTTGAACGATATCTTTGAACGGCTTGACAATCTGTCAACACATATTCTAGAATTGCATCAGATGGGGAAGCGGATCGGCAGGGGGTAGGTCGCGTTGGCTAATATCAGAACTATCGAGCAACTCATTTCAGAGCTTAGCGTTATCACACATCAGATTGGTAATGCTAAGGCTCTTCTTTCGTCTGCGAGTCGAAAACGCGATCAGATGGTCGCGGATGGTGATGTTGTTGCGGACATCGAAACAAGCGTCAATGCCATACTGGACTCAGCCAAGGACATCACGGACAGGATAGCAACAGAGCTTGCCGCATTGAATTACACCTTTGTTCCAGTCATAACGGTGAACCCCGAATCTGAAGCAAAGTACTTCACGGTCGATTATCAAAACATAGCGGAGAAGGGCCACATCTACGCTTCTGGACTCTATGGCAGATCTGGTCCTAACGGCCCTAAGCCGTTTGCTATACTTGATGTTGGTGACAAAATCAAGATTGAAGGATCGACGTATAGTAAGGTCAACAGCTATTGGTTGGTTGAATCGTTAGTTAATAGCGGAAATGGAATCACTGTAACAAGCGACCCTTTTGGTGACATGCTTGGTGGCGTTCTGGGGAATTCTACTAATCAGAAGCTTGTGATTACCGTAGTTTCAAGACAGTGAATTCATAAAATAGCAGCGGCGCGGCTGATCCCCGCATTGAGCCTAACCTCACCGCTGACGTGCCAGTTTAGGGGGCATGGAGCAGAAACGCTTCATGTCCCCTTTTCTGGCTAGGGAGTTGAGACAATGCAGACGCCTATCAAAATGTTCGAGCTGACCAATGATGCAGTTGGTGCGACCTTTGAGGATGTTGGGGAAGAGATTGTCTTGAATGGACAGTACGAGCACCTTGTGATTCAGGTTCAGAACAACAGCGCAGCGTCTGGTGATGACTTAGATGACTTCGAAATCTCTCTAAAGGTTCATCCGGGTGCGGAATGGTTGGCGTATCTCACTGGTGCCGCGTGGGCAACCGCTTCAACCTACCTCAGCACGCTGGTTAGCACAGACCCTAAAACGCTTGCAAAGGGCGCAAAAACGCATATCAATGTCTACATTGGGCCGGTGTATTCGGTGAAATTCCGGGCTAAGGCCGCAAACGGAAAGTCTGTGAAGCTGAAGATTTTCGGTACTGCAAAAGGGTCGCTGAGATAAACACCATTCTTGACATAGAGCAGGCACCCTTTGAAGACCGCGTTAAGGGAATAACGTGGCAGGAAGCCCGTGACTATATTGATGACCTTATCCGCATGGAGATACCGGCCAATGGCGACGTTGGTATAGACGTTATCCTTGCCAGAAGCCAGTATGACAGCAAGTTTTTCTGTCAGGTGTTCACGGACTGGTTCTATGACCCTATGACGTGGCAGCACAATGGGCATTGGAGGCTCATTGACGATGATACGCAACCATATACCGCATTCAATGCGTGGCGCGGATTTGGCAAGTCGGCTGCGGCCAAGGGCCGGATTATCAAGGGTATCTGCTTTCGGGAAATCCGCTATATAATGTGGGTCGGCGCATCGTATAAGGCGGCTGTAGCTGAGACTGAGAACATTAAGAACGAGCTTATAGGCAATCTTCGTATTCGTCATGTGTTCGGAAGCCTGAAGGCCAGCACGTACAACGATGTTGATGCTCGGTTCTCTCAGGAAACATGGATTGCCTCAGACCCTGTTACCAATAAGCCGATTTGCTTGGTTGTTCCAAAGGGCGCAGGACAGCGAATTCGTGGTCAAAACGTGTCTCTCGGTGGCGAACTGATTCGTCCTGAGCTGATTATCGTTGACGACCTTGAAAGTGATGAGGAAGTACTTAATGAAGAAAACCGGGTTAAGCTTCGTAAGTGGTTTAACGGCGCGCTTTTAAAGTGCGTCAATACTCGAAGACAACCCAATCCAAAAACAGGACGGTGGCTTAGAGCCAAGGGAACCGTATGGTCTCCGCCGTGGAGAATTTTCTATCAGGATACCCTGAAGCATGAAGATGCGCTAATGGCGCATATTCTCCAGTCGCCAAGGTGGAAGTCGGTTGTATACCCGCTCTGCGAATACCGAGATGGTCAGTACTATTCGCTGGTTCCTGAGCTGGTTAGCGATGAGCAGGTTCGAGCTGAGGCTGCGGCTGCGGCAAGCGACGGAATGATGGATACGTTCTGTCGTGAGTATATGTGTCTTCCTTCCAGTCCAGAGCAAGCGGCTTGGACTAGGGAGATGTTCAAGTACTTTGTCGATGCTAGCATGAGCCTGAACAGCAATCCGAATGTTGAGAACTTCGTTATCGTTGACCCGGCAAAGACGGCTAATCAGCGAAGTGCATACACCGCAATGCTGGCGTGGGGGATGGACAGTAAACTTCATCGAATCTACTTTCGAAAGTTGGTAAACGAGCGGCTAGAGTCAATTCGAATTGTCCAGAGGGCATTTGATTTGGCTGTTGAGACAAACGCTCGAATCATTGCCGTGGAAGTGACAGGGCAAGAAGGCCCGGTTAAACACCTGTTCGAAACGGAGAGGCGTTTGCGCGGTCTGAACAACATAAAGCTGGTTTGGCTGAGTGCTCATCGTGTTCCACAGGGCGATTTTGGCACTGGTCGTGCGGCCGCAAAGCGGGCGCGTGTTGGCACGGTGCTACCGTATTATCAGCACGGTTGGGTTTACCACGATGTAAGCCTGAAAGACAGCATGCTTGAGCAGCAATTGCTCAGTTATCCAAACCCAAAATATTGGGATGCTGCGGATTGTGCTGGATATGTGCCTGAAATTCTTGAGGCGGGCGGGCGGTTTTTCATGAGCCGTATGCAGGAAGGCGGTCAAGAGAGCGGTGATTATGACAATTTGATGCGACCGGTTAAACCGCCGTTGAAGTCTCGGATTCGTAGTAGAGAGTGGGCAATAATCTAATGGCAAAAGCGAAAACAGAGCTAGACCGGACTGTAGAGAGCGCGGACTTTGGGTATGAATATCCCAATGATCTGAATCTCCATCCAAAGTCTGATTTGCATAAGCGAATCGTGGATGAGGTTGTGAAGCGCGCTCGCGCCGGTAAGCGGTTTCTTGATTCCAGTAACGCCAGAACTATATGGAAACGCTTGGATGAATCGCTCACCGCCTATGTGCCTCTAGATACCGAGGAAGCGGCAGTCAAATCAAAAGACTACCGCAAGCCTGTGCGCATTGTGATTCCCATGCTGTTTGCGAGTCTAGAGACCATGCTAACGTATCTGTCCGGTACGTTCTTGCAGTACCCAATTCATAGGTTTCGTGGGGTTGGTAGCCACCGGGCATTGATTGGTGCTGCGAAGATGGAGCGGGTGCTTGATGCGCAAGGCCGGTGGTTCAAGGCCGGGTTGCGGTACAACACCGTATGGCGAGACGGATTGACGTATGGCGTTGGTCTGGCGTCCCCCGTGTGGCGTAAACGGAAAGCTATGCTACCCACGTCTGCGGTTTTGGATGACGTGCTAGCAGAGGCACTACAAGGGGAATTCCCGGGGTCGCAAGTTGGTGACACGCTTCGATACGCCGAGGAAAAGACGCTGTTTGAGGGGAATGAGATTGAGAATATCGACATTATCAATTCATTTCTTGACCCCTACACGCCAGTGAACGACATTCAGAGGGCCGATTATGTTGGTTTCATGAAGCGAACGAACATCATGAACCTGCTTCGTGAAGAAAGCGACGAAGAGTCGAACCTGTTCAATGTCAAATATGCGCGGATTAAGGCCACAAAAGGCGGTGCATTGCGTGACTGGTGGATTGAGCGTGAGCAATCGGGCCGCGAAACCAAGATGGGTACGAGCAGCGAACAGGCGATTGACCACGATTATGAGAACGCTTGTGACGTTATCACGATGTACACCAATATAATCCCCTCAGAATGGGGATTAGGAGATAGTGATAGCCCTGAGCGGTGGTTGTTCTCTGTGTGCGGCGATATTGTTGTTCAGGCGCACAAGCTGGATTTCTACCACGGAATGATGCCAGTTGCGGCGTTTGCACCGAATACGACCGGGTATGATGTCCTTCCGGTTTCTTATCTTGCTACCGCATACGGGATGCAGGAGACGATTGATTTCCTTGTTGCGAGCCACACGGCAAACGTGCGCAAGGCAATCAATGACATGATTATCTTCGACCCGTCCATGGTTGAAGAGGATGACATTATGAATCCGGGGCCGGGGAAGATGATTCGCCTGAAGTCGCCTGCTTATGGCAACACGAGTATGGACGCCTACATTAAGCAATTGGCTGTGCATGATGTTACGCAGAATCATCTGACCAATGCCGGTGCGTTCATCGACCTGATTAACCGCTGTCTTGGGACTGAAGACATTATTCTTGGCGATATGTCGAACATGCCTGAGCGGCCTACGGCGCGGGGTATTCATGCCGCACAGTCTGGTGCGTTGTCTAGGTTGAAGCGCATAGCAATGATTACCAGTTCGCAGTTTATGCAAGACATGGCGATGATGTGCGCCTACAACACGATGCAATTCATGGATCATCCGGTAGGCATTTCTGTAATGGGCCGGTTCGAACAAGACCTTAGAAATGAATATGGGTTGCAGCAGGGGATGAATGAGGTTGCGGTTGAGCCTTGGGAGCTTGACCCGTATTTCGAGGTGGAAGTGTACGACGGTGGGCGTCCGGATGGGGATGACCTACAGGCAATGACTCAGGTAATGCAGACCGCAATGGCAATAGATGGCGTCGCTCCGCAGGTGTTTGCCGGTCTGAATGTGCCGGGTATGTTTTTGCAGTGGGCGCGCAAAGCTGGCTTTGAGGATGTGCATCAGTTTGTGCAGCAGGGTGGTGGTGTCAATTTGCAGGTGCAGCCCGATGAAGCGGTGGCTCAGCAGGTTCAAGCGGGCAACTTTGCGCCGATGCAGGAAGTGATGAGGTGAGTGATATGCGTGAAGGAGTGCGATTGCTGGCTCAGTATTCGGATGATGTCATTCTGGAAGACCTGACGGAGAGTGCTTTTGATGCGTTTTTCAATAACCCGGTATGGAAGGTTTTCAAGCTTGGAGTGGCGCGTTCAATAAACGCAGCCTATTCAGCCATGGAACACCCGCAAACAAGCACGGACACGTGGCGGTTTGCTCAGGGAGTCATTAGCGCAGCCGCGCCGTGGCTTGACACTGAGGCTAGACTGAGGAATCAGATACGGGCGTATCAAGAACGCATCAAGTACAAAGGGAGCAATCCCGCAGGCGCTAACGAGAAGGCGAATCAAAAAGAGGACATTGACGATTTATTCAGCCAGATAGCGAACAGGCCCGTCGAGTAGCCTGTTTTTTTGAAACAAAAAAGAGGAGATTGGAGATGGAAAAAATGGAAAAAGAGAACAAAGAAGAGACTCAGCAGGAATTCTCGGATGACGAACTGCTTAACGCACTTCAGAATGATTCTGATTTGTTTGCCGAGATGGATGCTAGCACGGATGTCAAGGAAGAGGTTGTTGTTGATAAGGATGAGCAAGAGCCTGACCCTGTAGACAACGAGCCTTCCGATGCAGGCGGCGAGCCTGAAGCTGGCGGCGAAGACGACCAAATCATTCTGTCGCGCGCTGATTTTGACCGCCTGATGAAGGCGGCTGAGGAAGGGGTTGTTGACCCGGTTCTGAAAGAGCAGGCAGAGCAAGCCAAGAAACAGGCCGATGATGCTCAGGCTAAGGAACAGGCACAGCCCAAGCCGGTTCCTCAGGAAACCGAAGGGCTTGTCCCGTTTGGCATCCCTGACTTCAAGGTTCCTGACCTTGAAATCCCGGATGAAGTGCTTGAGGACATCGGCATTGTGGATTGCGCCAAGTTCCGCAATGTGCTTGCCAAGTATGGCGAAGTCATTGCAAAGACGGCATCTTCTGCAACGCTGCAAAGCGTGATGCAGGGGTTGCCTGCTCAAATCATGCCGTTTGCGGCGCGTGCTGCTGAAAACTTTGTTGAAGTCAATAACTTCCTCAAAGAGCATCCGGAGCTTGAGAACACCCCGCGCATGTGGGCGCGTGCTATTGCCATGGAGCGGCAGGGAAATCCCAACCGTACTACGCGGGAATTGCTTGATGCGGCGCGCAACCGGGTTTCGTTCGCTACGGAGATTGCGCAGAAAGCGGCGCGCTCCAAGGGTAGCAAGGTCATTGACGCCAGAAACAAACGCGGGCAGTTCGCTCCGGGCGGCGCAGGTGCTCGGCGTGGACAGAGTAATCCGAAGAACGCCTCTGACGGCGGGATTCTCGAAGAGATGACCAGAGAGAGTCAACGGACAAGTGCTTTTCTTGAGGAATTTGGCATCACGGGATAACGGCCATGGTGGCGCGAGTCCCTTGTTAGTAACCAAACACATGGAGGAAAAAACCCATGGGAAACCAAAACCTTCTTGACCCCCGGCTGGATACGCTGGAGCGGGCAGGTGATGGTTCTGTGCTCAAGGTGACTGCCGCCACCACGCTAGAACCTCATCAAACCGTTGTAAAGGCGATCATACCGCTAGCTGCGGCGGATTCGTATGTCATCAATCTGCCGAAAGTCGCGGAAGGCGAAAACAGAGAATACTTTATTTTCGCAGTTCGCGCCGCTGGTAGCTACGTTGATGGCACGGTCAGAGTTCAGGATCAGGATGACGGCATTGCCGCCGACTACATTTCTGACCCTATGACCGCAACCGGCGATCATGTGCTCGTGAAGAACCTTGCCGGTCGCCTTTACCGGCAGATTGTTGAATTGACCACTGCTTAATAGGGGGCAACCCCATACCTTTCGAAAGGGGGTGTCTGTATGTTCCCAACTGGATTGCGGGGTGCTCTTCGCACTCGTGGGGTTAACGTTGTTGCTGGTGAACCGTGGGACTTCGACCAGTGGCCTACCGTTGATGGCGTAGCCGTTGACGACGCCATGGATGCTGCGGTTGCGGCTGGTATCAACGAATCCTGCGTTAAGTCGGCTGTGGTCCCTCTGACGGCTGTGGATGCGCCTGGTGGTCTCTTCAAGTGGCTGAACCCTGAAGCGGTTTCGGTTCTGGTTGTAGGCTTTGACTTGGTTGTTACCAAGGCATCTACAGACGAATGCACTGTTGACTGCGGTCTTGCGGCAAACGGCACGACCAGTGACGACGCGCTGATTAACGGTCAGGATGTCAATACGGCGGCTGGAATCTTCCGCGCAACCGTTGCGGTCAAAGTTGATAAGTCCGGTGGCACAAAGCCCTATTTGACGGGCTCAAAGGCTACTGGCGCGACTGCCGGTATTGCCGGTTATGCGGTAATCCGGTATCTGCTTCTTCCTGCGTAAGTGAACAATGTCGAGTGCTAGCACTCAGAATGGAGATGAATATGGCCGAGCCTAATTTCATTCGGGGGAACATCGGCGTTATCGATGTGAACCAGAATACCCAGCCAGAAGAGTGGCGCAAGCAGGTGTTCCGCACGGTGCCTGCTGGCGTCGCTCCTCTCACTGCGCTCATGAACGAAATGAGCACAGAGACGACGCCTTCCCGCAAATTTCACTGGTGGGAAGAGCGTGATTCCTCTCAGTCCGGTGATGTTACGGATGTGTTTACCAATCCCGATTTCTCTTCGGCCTATGCGTCGGGGGGTGTGGATGGAAGCGTTCTGTACCTGCAAATCCCGGAAGCGTCTATCAAGCAGGTTGTTCGTGGGCACACGCTCACGGTCTACAATGATTCCACGCTTGAGGGAGTTCGGTGTGATGTGCTGAATGTTACCGTTGAAGGGGCAAACAGCTATGCCGCTGTTCGCCTTCTGGAAGCAGACACGGGCAATGACCTTGCCGGTGCTGACCTGTCCTTCTGGATTACGGGCGATGCTCAGCCGGAATTCGGCGGGCTTCCTGAGCCGTTGACCGAAGAGCCGACAGAGTACGAAAACGTGACGCAGATTTTCGCTGAGGCGATTGCTGCGTCCGGTACGAAGTTGGCTGAGGTTGAGCGGATTACCCCGGACTTCTGGACTCGGCAGCGTCGCGCCGGTCTGCTCCGTATCCGCAAGCGGATGGAGAAGGCGGCGTTGCTTGGCCTGTACAAGGTCAACAGCATTGACGGCAAGCAGGTTCGGCATACCCGTGGTCTGTACGATTACCTTGAAACCTACGGGGACAACGTAATCTACAACTACAAATCGGACACGCACGCTGGCATTTCCGGTAAGTCGTGGCTTGCGGGCGCGTGGGATTGGTTCATGTACGGGCTGGAGAAGTCCTTCCGGTTCACGACCAGTGGTCGCAAGTTCGCTCTGATTGGGCACTCGGCTATGCAGTCCATCCAAGACATGATCATGGATATGGGCTACATGAAGCTCGAAACCCGTCAGACCAACGTTGGGATCACGATCAACACGCTCACGACTATCTTCGGCCCGGTGAATCTGGTGACGGCTCCGCTGTTCACTCAGCACCCGGCGTGGATGCGGTCTATGGTAGTGTTTGAGCCTGAGCTGATGCGTATGCGTCCTCTGGCCGGTCGCGACCTGAAGTTTCTCCCTGACGTGTCTGTTGACAAAGCGGGGTTTGAGAGTGTGGACGGCAAAAAGGAAGGTTGGCGCGCGGAGCTTGGCTTCGAGTTCGTTAACCCTGACGCCTTCTGCATTTTCAAGAACATCGGCGTTGCCAACACGGCGGCGTAGTCTCCCATCCCGCTGTTGAGGGCTGCTCCTCTCCTTGACAGCGAACCCCCGGCTACCAGCCACCCGGTAGCCGGGGGTCTATAAGGAGCACACAAGGGGCAAGATGATGACTGAGCTTATTGCGCAGAGGACGTTGACATCCAAGACGTTTGACCTTGGTAGCGGTCGCCGTCGTCTTACCACTGCTATCGGCCCGGTGCATTACCGGGTTGACCCTCTGGATAGTAAGGAGCAATGGAAGGACATTGACCGTACTTTGGTGTCTGACGTTGCCGGTATTCGGTGCCTATCCAACACCTATCAGGTGCATGTGGTTGAGAAAAACCTAGACCTTGGTGTGCGTGCGCTGGCAGAGTTCACATATCGCGGAAAGAAAATGACCATTGCGCCCGTTGCGTTAGAGTACCGCAACGCAGCGGGGGCTGCGCAGACGCTTTCGACGGGCGCGGATGTCAAGCCGGTGGTGTCGGGCAATTCGGTAACATGGCCTGACGTGTTCGGGAAGGGGATTGACTTTGGCTACACCGTTTCACATTTGGGGTTCCAGAAGGTTGTTACGATTCATCAGACGGAATCGTTGCCGACGCCAAAGATTGATTCCAAGGGGCTGCGGCTGTGCGCTGTGCTCTCGATGGCTTGGGATTCTACCGCTAATGCCCCGGCGGCGTGTGCAGGCGTCACGGCAGAGAGAGTTTCCGCAGATTTTTCGGGACAGGAAGTTTCGCTCATTACCGCAGCTTCCAAGGAAGCACCGTCATTGGCGTGGGGGGACTATTGGAAGCTCCACCCGGCGCGGGCATGGGACTCAGACGGGAAGGAGATTGCGGCTAGTCTCGACATCGTGAGCCGTGGCGGTCGTCCGTTTGCGGTAGTTGGCGTTTCAATAGCTGACTTTGAGGGCGCTAAATTCCCCGTGTCTATTGACCCCACGCTTGGCCCGATTCCGGTAGCAGACGGCGGGGATGATGGGTATATCAGTGGCAATTACTCACCGGTACTCTACAGTCCCAATAACCAATTGATGGTGGGGTACGTCCATGGCATTGTAGTCTACCCCAGCGCATACATGCGGTTCACAAACGTTGCCATTCCAGCCGGGACGACAATCGACGCGGCTACTTTGGTGCTTGTTGCCATTGGTGGCGAGTATGACGGTGGGACAACGCCTTCCGGTTCTCTGATGGGGCGAAAGGTGGCGGACTGCCCGCGATTCACAATCTTCACGCAGTACAACAATACGACGAAGTATCCGCGAACGACGGCTAATGTGACGTGGTGGCCTGCTTATGCCAATTGGGAGCCCATGGGCTCCCACCGGACATCCCCTGAACTCAAGACGGTTGTGCAGGAGATTATTGACGTTGATGGGTGGACTACGGGCAATGCCATTCAAATCGAGTGGCACTACATCGATAACGGCTGGCGTGACTATGACTATCGGTATTTCAGTTCTTACGAGAACCCGAACTATAACCCGCCGATTCTGAATGTCGAGTACACGGAGGGCGTTGCGGGGAATCCGTGGTGGTACTACCGTAGAAAGAGGATGGCAATATGAGGGTGCTGAAACAGAGCACACAGACAGATGTGCTTATTGGCCCGTTGATTGACGACGGTGACTTCAAGGCTGTTGAAGAATCCGTAGCCTACAACGCGACAGGGATAGACGTTGATGTAATCAAGGGCGTGACGAAAGCTGACGTATCGCTTGCCAATTCAGCGGGGGACGGGTACTGGCGGCATGTGGCGAATGGTTATTACGCGGTGACGTTGAGCACGACCGATACAGGCACGCTTGGGCCGTTGCGGGTGGCGTTCGAGGCAACGGGTGTATTGCCTTGTTGGGAAGATTTTCTTGTTGTACCCGCGAATGTGTATGACGCGATGGTTGCAGGTACGGATTATTTGAAATCGGATGCGGTGGAAATCAGTTCTTCCACCACGGCGGCGAATGCAGTGGAGTCAAATATCGGGTATCTGGATGCGTCGATAGCAGGGCTGAATGACATTAGTGCAGCTGACGTTTGGGCGAATTCGACGCGCACGTTGACCGCACTGTCTCTTGACGCGCCGAGCATTGAAGATATCGATGCTAGGCTTTCCGCAACCCATGGGGCCGGTAGTTGGGAAGGTGGCGGTTCCGCTCCTACGGTTGAGCAGATTGACTCTAGGCTTTCCGCAACCCACGGTGCGGGTTCGTGGCTTACTGGTAGCGGAGAGTCGGAGCCTGAGCCGGGTCGTGTGGTACGCAGATACCGAGTTACAAAACCGCCTGAAGGGACTGGCACTCCTATACCGGGCGTCTATGTGCTAGCAACGAGTGATGCTGCTGGAGTCGTGCGAATTGCTGACGGCTTTACTGATGACAATGGCGTTGTCTCGCTTCTTCTTGAAGATGGGGTTACATACTACCTGTGGCGCAGTAAGAATGGGCACAGCTTTACCAACCCGGATGTGGAGATTGCATAGATGAGTGACCCTCTTGTAGCGACAATTACACTGAGTGAACCGCTGTGGTTCTCTGAGCGCAAGCTGGCTGTTTACGGGAACACAGAGCAAAACAATTTCTATGCGCCGTTGCCGGTGTTTTTCGAGGGGTTCAATTCTACCCCGCGAGCGGAGATCGTCTCGTATGACTGGGATTTTGGGGACGGTTCCGACCATTTTTCTGGGTTCAACGCGATGCACGTCTACGAGACGCCGGGGACGTATACCGCAACGTTGACGGTTACGCGGCAGGCCGCTGTAGGCGCAACGCCTGAGACGGCTACGGATACCATTGAGGTTGTTGTGCGTGCTCGTGACGGCGTGACCTACTATGTAGACTCCGCTCTTGGGGATGACTCCAACGCAGGCACATCTAAGGGTGCGGGCGCATGGAAGACCGCGACGAAAGCATTTGCCGGTATTGCTGCTAGCAAATACGGCCCCGGCGACCAGATTCTATTCGAGCGCGGTCAGACATTTGATTTCGAGAACAACGGGGGCAATTCCGTATCCGTAGGGCATTGGGTTGCCCGGTACGGGTATAAGTTTGGTGCGACTGGTACGGGCGACGCGCCGATTATCAAGGCTACCGGCACGGGCGGTGGCAGTCTATTTTACTGGATTGGCGTTGGTGCCGCGTTCATTACGTTTGAAGACCTTGAATTTGATTGCACCCCAACGGCCGGTTCGCCCACCATCTTCTTCTACAATCTGGGCGGCGGGTTCAACTTCCTGTTCCATCGGGTCTACGCGCATGACTTTGCGCAAGGCTGGTTGTATTCCTGCTCCCTTACTGGCAGCGGCGTTATGTCTGGTCTCTACCTTGTTGACTGTGATGCTTACAACAGCGTCGTGACACAGGTTTATTGCGTCGCAAGCCGGGTGGCTATCACGGGGTCGAATTTTGACCTGAGCAACAACCATATTGCGTATTGCACAAACGTCATGTCCGGCGTGTTCGACAACAACACGTTTTCGCGGGTGGCGTTTGGCAGAACCGCCTTGCGCATCAGCGGTGACGTGGATGACTATCCCGCGTCAAACTGTTGGGTATCGAACAACACGTTTACCGGATGGATTGACCCCGTATCGGATAGCGGGGCGCATAACGGTGGCGGAACCCGGTATAATTACTGTCTGCTGAACTTTGCCCCGAGTACACCCAACTCTGACCAGTTTGGCGAATGGCTGGTTTTCGAGAACAACACGGTCACAGACTCTGAAGTGTTTGCCACCATTGCCGCGTGGGATCATGTGATTGTCCGCAACAACACGTTCACCACGCAGGACACAGACCAGAACAACAAGCAGTTCTTCTGTCTTGACTTTGATCCAACGTGGTCGCGCCGTCCTTTGAATGACGTTCAGGTTGTGGACAACACCTTCGAGTACACCGGTTCGCTGGTCGCAGGCACCAAGGGCATGATTGGTATCTATGCCAGCAACTATGGCGACCATGTTGACTTGGTTCTTGAGCGCAATGTGTTCGTAACTTCCGATCCGAATGTGAAGTTTCTGTCTATCCCTTCTTCCGGTGCGGACTACCTGACTTCCGATGACAATCTGATTTACTGTGCGGACGATACGCAATCCATGTTTACGTCACGCACCACAACCCCAACACATTACACGTTGGCTGAATGGCAGTCACTGTCCAGCAATGACATTAACAGTCAGATTTATGAGGACACTGACCTCCCTGTACATGGTTGGGTGTTCTCGAATGATATAGAGACTGGTGCGACCATTCCGTTGGATTTCATTGGAGCATGCGCCACAGCGGTGGGCGCAACGATAGACACTGTGTATCTCTGGCACAAGGTGCCGGGGGGTGCGTGGGAAAAGACTGCACTTACGGAGTCTACTGCAAGCGGATCGTTTACGTACACGCCTGAAGACGGGGATGGCGTATATTACTTTGCTATCACCGCTAAGGATTCGCTTGGGAATGAGTCTCCCGCGCCTGTGGCGGCGGGGTCTACGTTTGTTAACTATTTGGGTAGCGGGGTTGAGCCTGACCCTGACCATGACACGGATCCGGATCCGGAGCCGGAGCCGGAAGTAATCGACTGGTACGGAACCGGTACGGACATACCGGCCCCTGAGATTATCCCCGGCACGCTTCTGGATATCCGAAGGATGCTTGTGCTCGATACCGGTGATTACTCTCTTGTCACCGATGCAAGCAGTAACGACTGGTCGGACAATGGGGCTAACCGGATCATCAATGATGCTCAGCGGTGGCTAGACCGCGCCTTCCCTTATAAGAAGGCACTCTCGTGGCTCTACAAGTACGTGAGCCAAGGGGAAGAGTTTGTCACCTTCCAGCGCGCCCGGTTTGTGAAAGAGGTATGGATCGCAACCGAAGACGGAATGCGTACCCGCTTGGAGTATAAGCGTCGTCCGTGGTTGCGCGCCCATGCTTCTGATGTCTATGGGCCTACCGGGACATGGGAAGGTACGCCTAAGTACTGGACAAACGACCTGATAAGCCTTGCTCCTGAGCAGATTGCAGAGACAGCGGAGACGTTTGAAGCTGCCGGTATGGTTGATTATGACAACATTGTCTTTGGGGTAAGCAACCTTCCGCTCAAGGGAATCATGCTAGCACCGGTTCCTAGCACGAGCTTCACCCTTCAGGTGCTTGCTGCATGGCAAAGCATCAAGCTGGTGAATGATTCTGACATTTCCTATTGGACTCAGGAAGAGCCTGCTGTGCTTTTGCGGGCATGTAAGATGCAGATGGAGACTGATTTACACCGAAATTCCGAAGGTCGCAGGGACTATGAAATCCCGCTGATGATGGAATTGCGGCAAATCTACCATGACTTTGTACAGGAAGAGATGACCGGCCCTCCTAGCCGATTCGTCATGAAAGGGTAAGCTATGACGGAAATGAGAGGGATGATCCCGCGTCGCAAGGGGACGATGACCGTTGAGCAGGCCAAGGCTAAGCTTCAAAAGCAGGTTATTGTTGCCACGCCGGTTAGCCACTGGGTAGGCGATATCAAGCCAACATCGGGCAATGTCCCCTTGTTTTCGTATCGCTTTTCAGTGGATGCACTGCTGCTGTCGCCAGAGCTGTATGTCTCGAAGATTACTCTGCACGACACCGTGACATCACCGGCTATGGTGTGGGCGAATTTCGACGGCTCTCTTATTGCGTCAATCCCATTGACGGAAGGCGCAACGCCGCTGTTCTTTGCGCAATTCAGCGAAGTCAAGAAGTACAGCGTTATTAGTTGCGGGTTGTATCTTCCTGATACCACTGAGCTTACAGGTGTTAGCGTTGGATTCCTATTCCGGCCTATTACCATTCCGGTCAAGGAAGAGAAAGAGAAAGACAAAGAGTAATGTCGTCTGGCATGGTCACAATTGATGAGGCGTTGCGATCCGGTTTGCGGAGAGACAGTGACGCTCCGCGAAACACCCAAGCTCTTGTTTCGTGCAAGCACCTTCGAACTACACCGCGCGGGCTGAAGGCTTTTGTGCCTATCAGTCAACCTATGGCTAACTCCTATATCACTGACACACTTAACGTTGAAAAGGTTTGGCCTTTCCCTCAGTTGTTTTGTGGGAAAAACGAAACCTTGTTGTGCGGCGAAAACTCTGTGTTCAATGTCACACAAACCAGTAGTGGCGACTGGACTGCGGCACAGCTAACCACATATAAACCGTGGGGGTTTACAACGGCTGACCATGCGCGAGCTATTCCCAAGGGTGGTGTGTGGCACTTTGCTGACTTCTATAAGACATGGATGCTGTTCAACGGGGCTTGTGTGGTGTACCTGACACCCGGCCCCATGGCTTACTGGAAAGTATTTGTCGCTCAGGAAAGCATCGCTAAGACGGGATGCGTGTTGAAGGAAGGGCGAGCACTCTACGGGGGATTTAACCCGACAAAATACTACAGCTCTATGTGGCAAACCGAGATTGAGGCGTACCTGTCCAATGCTGGCACATTCGAGGATTACATTGACTACGACGCAAATGGGCCGGGTTCTAATTGGGTCTGGTGGAGTTCTATCGGCGGAGGCGACCTTCTCTATCCGTTCTGTGACGGCATAATGGGTGGTGAGGGGTTGGCAACGGCGCAGTCTGGCCATACCACAGATTATGACCAGTCGTATCCGTCAACGATGTGGATGGATATGCTTAAACGCAATGAGGCCGGTTTCAGGCCCATGCCGTTTGCCGGTAATGTGCATCAGATGGTGCCGTTTGATTCCACCGGTACGGTGGTTGTCTATGGCGAAGACGGCATTGCGGCCTTGCGCGCCGCCTCTGATCCAGTTCCTACGTTTGGGTTGCATGTTTTTCCTGAGACTGGTGTTAACCTTGGCTCTGCTAGCAGGGGGGCTGCTGGTGGTGGTGAGTTAGGTCAGGTGTTTGTGGATGAATCTGGCGTATTGTGGCTCATTCGTCCCGATTTGGCTGTGGAAAAGCTTGGGTATCAAGAATACTTTGAAGACATGCTAGGCGAAAATATCGTTGTCCAGTATGAGCCTACGGAAAAAGAGTTCTGGATAAGCGACGGTACGGATACCTACCTGTTGACCGAAACCGGGCTGTGTAGACCGCCATGGATGGTCACATCTGTTTCGTTCGCTCAGGGCGGGCGCGTAGGGATTCGGTTTGACGAGTCTGATGCTGATTCGGTCGAGGTTATTACTGAAGCGTTTGACGGCGGCGAGCGCGGCGTTTGGGAAATCGTGACTGTCCGCATAGCAACCACAGACACAGATGCTGTAGGTTGGCAGGTTGCGGTTGACTACCGGTTTGGCAAGGGTGATGCGTGGTCGCGCACAACTTCCGTCCCGGTTGATAGCAGGGGCATAGCGCGTGTGAAAGTGAGTGGCATAGAGTTTCGTATCGTGCTAACCCATAGAGACAGAGCCAAGGCCGACCTTGAGCGAATTGAGCTTGAGATGCGCAGCGAAGGGCGTAATAGCATAAGGAAGTGGATTGATGCGTGAGTATAACTTCCTGCTAGACAAGGCTTTACAAGGCGGGCTGCGTCCGCGTGGCGTTGGTAGAAACGCCCCGTTCTTTGATGAGATGAAGAATCTTATCCCGTGGGGCAATGTGGCACGCACGCCTGAACAAATTCAGTTTCCAATCGAAGGGCTTACTCTGAGCGGAGAATGGCCTTGGCCTCAGCTTGTTCAGTCTGAAGCCGTTACACTGCTTAGGGATAAGACGGCTATCTATGAGGTTGACCCTGTAGGCTGGACGGCAACCGAGCCTGAGCGCAGGTATTCGTATGACGCCGCCGTGTCTGAGCCTGCAATCGCTGGTCTGTATAAGCAGTCCATGCTGAGCGCATTCGGAGAGTGCTGGTTTTTGAACAATGGGGGTGGTGGAACGTGGTTCAAGCTTCCGTATCTGTATGATGATTATATTCTTCGTTATGGCATTGGAGATAAAGCATCTCCAAATGTGTCGGCTATCACAAAGCACGACGACCGCTTATTCATCGCAGGGCTTGATGGCGGGAAGTCTATGTATAACTTCTGGTTCAACGGCACACGCTTCAACCGGGTCAAGGAAGCGTGGAGAAAGACCGCGCCCGAATCGCTCTTTGTGAGCGAGGACACAAACCCGTTTGCCGAAGGGAATTGGGTTTTTTGGAGCGAGCCAAACGGCGGCTCCGATGATATGCCGTTCTATGTGTTTCTCACGATGATTGGCGCGTTTGGATATTCTGCCTTTGACAAGGTAGAAGAACTGCTAATTGACTCGATTGAAAAGAAAAAAATTGGTATGATGCAACTGCCTGTAAGCGGTGCTATTCATCGTATGATGCCGTTTGGAAATGACTTGCTAGTGTTCTGTGAACGTGGAATATTCAATGTGTCCATGGAACGGCAGACCGGATACTACGAATCCAAAAAGTTAAATACGCTGAACCTGTGCAGCCGTGCTGCTGTTGATGGCATTGGAGATGAGCTGGTCTTCCTTGATGGAGTCGGAACACTGTGGCGGTATTACCTAGAAGATAGGTTCTTCCGCTCGGAACGCTATGACTACGGAGACCATTTTGAAAACCTTACGCTGGCTAATGTCCGTGTGGTTCGAGACCCGATTCGGGGCCATTACTATATAGGGGACGGTTCAGCAGCCTATGTGTTTACTGGGAATTCCCTTGGTGGCCCGCTGGAAATCATGCCTACCACAATGATTGATGCAGCCGGGGTGAAGATGGGCTACACGCATAAGTCAGGAACAGGCCAGAACATCAGGCTTGTAAGCTCTCCGGTTGACTTGATGGACAGGGGGAAGAAACGCATCACGGTGTATCAGCTCGGAAGCGATGGTCTCACGAGTCTGTACGGCGCAGTGGATTACGACTATGCGAACACGGGTCAGTTCACTAGAGGGCCGTTTAAGCCGTTCAACCCTGAAGGTGTTGTTTTCCCAAGGGTTAGCTTTTCGGATGGGCGTGTTGTGATACAGGGTGTTGTTGCAAATGAGGAGATTGGCGCGCAAATAGACCGCATTGAAGTGCGCTATCAAGCAGAGGATAGGCGATATGTCCGAGGAACAAAAGGAATGCCGGGACAACAAGAACAAGCCCAATAAGCTTGTCGCGTGGTTGATGTCGCCCAAGGATGTCAGCATGTACTGGAATGCCGTGCTGTCTGCGGTGGTGTCTGGACTTCCAAAGCGCATGGTGGATGCCGATACCCCGACAAACATCATGGCAGCAATCATGTCAGGCGGTCTTGATTGTTGGGCGTTGTTGGCTGTTGAGCAAGGTAAGCCGCCAAAGTTTATAGGGGCGGGGACAACGACAATTGCAGAAGACAAGTGGCTTAAACGGCGAAGCTTGGTTATCTACAGCCTGTATTCGGCTCAGTATGTGACTGCGGAAGCGTGGAAATCTGCTCTTGGGTCAGTTATGGAGCACGCCAAAGAGAACGGTTGCAGCCGTGTGATTGCATACACAGACAACCCGCGAGCAATCCAGTTGGCTAATCTGCTGGGGTTCACCACGGGTATACAGGCAATAGAGATGGAGGTCTAGCATGGGCGGTAATGCTACTACGTCATACCCGGAACACATACTACAGATGCACAAGGCATGGCTTGCCGGTGAAGATGTTGATGCAGACTGGACTGGCCACGGCAATTACTGCAATGTCGCGGATGACATTATGGCCGCTCGAAGCGATGTTGGCGGCAACCCGTTCACCAACGTGCTAGCATACAACCCGGACAGCGAGCTAGACCTTGTTCAGCAGCGTCTTGATGATTTCTTTAGTGAGGTTGTTCTTCTCAATCCAGAGGCAGACATCGAGAACGCTATTGACCTTGTGTCTAGAAAGCTGGAAGAGGTAGCGACAGACAACCAAGGGGAGATTGATGCCGTAGTTGCAGCCGCAGAGGCGCGCGGTTTGCTTGAGCATCAGAGGGCTGTTTCTAGGCTCACGGCGGGCATGTTTGACCTTGGTGCTGTGATGACTTCTCAGTTTGGCGTCGCGATTGCCTTGCTTGAGCAGGGGCGCGCGAATGCTATCAGCGACCTGCAAGCACAGCTCCACCTTCAGGCAAGACAACAGCGCAGCACGGACATGGTGAATCTCACTGCGGCTGTACTTGAGCGTGGTGTGCAGCGGCTCAAGGGATTTCAATCTGCGGTCGCGCTTCAGGCTGAAGTAAGCAAGCAGCACATTGTAGCTAAAAATGAACAGCTTGCTATGGATTTGGAAATGGAGTTGAAAGATGCCACATGGGATTTGAGTCTGTACAAGTACGGGACTCAACTTCTTGGGTCTATTCAGGGGACTGCGGCTATCCCGGCTCAGGAACCTTGGGAAAAGGCATTAGGTGCTCTGTCTACGGTGGGATCGCTGTTCCTTGGCGCTCTACCCTTGTTTCTTTAGAGAAGAGGTAATATATGGACAAACAACAGCTTTATCAACTTAGTGCAATGCTTGCCAGTGTGGCCGAAGGGATGTACAGGCCGGACAGTGGCGGTGCGTCTATGGCCCGAAGCCTGAAGGGTAGCGCACAGAGCGCAATCCAAGCCGAGGCCGTGAAGAAAGCCAAGGAAGAGGAAGAGAAGAAAAAGAAGGGCGGTATGTTTGGCAGCATAGGCTCTACCCTTGGCACCATTGGCGGTATCGCGCTCGCGCCATTTACTGCCGGAACGTCTTTGGCGGCTACGGCGGCTATGGGCGCATTGGGTAGCACAGTCGGTGGCACGGCGGGCACGCTGCTTGGTGGTGGCGATGTCACCGCTAGGGGCATGCTGACGGATGCCGTAATGGGGGGCGTTGGCGGTGCGGCGTCGTGGGCTATGCCAAACCTAATGCCCGGACTCAAGGCGTCTCCTGTTACTCAAGTTAACGGGATGCCGGTTGGCGCAACGTCGCCAATCTCTACGCCAACGCTTTCAGCACCGCCGCAAAATGTTGCCGGCATTCAGGTTCCGTCGTCTCTTGGTGATATCGGCGGTTCTGTTTCAAAGTTTGCCGCGCCGTCGGTTGCTCAGCCATTGCCTGTGACTGCTAAGCAGATGGCAATGCAGAACCTTGGTGGGTACATGGTGGCTAATCCAATCATCGGCGGCATGAGGGTCGGAATAGACCCCTTATTTAACCCGCAACAGAGGACTACGGTTGAAATGCGCCGTCGATATGACGGTTCGTTTGAGCCGTACAGCCCTCAAAGCTCGTGGGGATTTTAACCATGGACAGCGGAATGAAGGACATCGTAATACCGGAATTCAATTCTGTTCTCCGGTTCCCGCAGGATGCTACCGATGAAGAGATTCAGGCTTCTGTAATGCAGTTGCGCGAGAATTCACCCAACAGGATTGCCCAGTCTGTTATGCCTATGGCAAATCAGATTGCAAACTATCTGTTTGAAACAGACCCGCGCAACGCTGAGAACGTTAGCACGTTGCCTAGCATTAGCGGCTCCAGTGTCTATGGGATGACTCCTGAGCAAACGCAGGCGACACTTCAGCTTGTTCAGCAGGACAATATAGCTAACCGCCAGATGGTCAAGCAGGCTCAGGAAGCCGAGAAAGACAGGTCTGACCGGTTACGCCTGATGCAGCAGAAGATGAAAAACGACCAGACTGAAGCACAGCTCAACCGTGAGCACGAAAAGGACATGGCAGAAGTCACTGCCGATGCTCAGGTTAAGATTGCTGAGATGACCGGTGTGACGGATGTGAATCAGGCGCGTGCTGGACTTACCAATGCACAAGCCAAGCGCATTGAAGAGATGACGCCTGCTGAGCTGGAATTCATGGAGGCCAAAACTGGCCTTACTGTCGCTCAGATGGAGCGCATGCAACTTCTTGCCCCTGCGGAATTCAGCCAGATTGTTGCGCGCACTGGCCTATTGGGTGCTCAAACCGCGTCCACGGTAGATGCTAACACTCGTGCGAATAAGCTTATACCGTACCAGATAGCGCGGTATGGTGCTGAAACGTCGCGAATTCAGGCAAACACACAAGCCGAAATTGATAGTAACAATCGGGCTAATGCGCTGTTCCCTGTTCAAAGGAGCAGTGCCATACTTGGAAATCGCCAGACTGCCGCACAAACAACGGCAATTGTCGATGCGAATAACCGCAACAACGCAATGCACCCGGTACAGGTTAGTGGAGCGTGGGCAGACATCGCGCGCACGAAGGCTCAGACCGGGCAGATTGATGCGCAGACCGGGCAGATAAAGCAGTCCACAGAGCAGAGTGCTGAAATGTTCCCTGTCCTCAGGGACGGTGCCATTCTAGATAACCGGAATGCGTATCTCTCAGGCCAAAAGACCATACAGGATATGCAGGGTGGGCCACCTACGCTTGTCCCTGTAACGATTCAAGGGGCCGATGGCAACCTGTATCAGGTGTATCAACAAACGTCCCCGCAACAGGTGAGCGAGGATTTGCTTGGGTTTGGGCCGGTGTCGTATGCAGGGCCGGGGCCGGAGAAGCAAGCGAAGGCAAATGAAGCAGCAGCACAGGCCAAAGCAACGGCAGACGCCAAGGCAAAGAAAGCAGCAATAGAAGCCAAAGCAACGGCAGACGCCAAGGTAAAGAATACACTTACCGTGCCTCAGAGGATTGAGATATACGAGTCGCGGGCCAACTCTATCGAAGCACTTCTCAACGATGAGTTTGCTGACATTGAAGAGGATGAGCGCGCAGAGCTGAAAGCGATGTTGAAATTCTATCGCTCGAAGACGGACAAGATTTTGAGTGAATACGAAAAGGAAAACAACACAAACGCAGCATTCACGCCGGGTCAGAACGGGAATCTTGTATACGTCAGGCCGACCAGTAAGACCAACAAAAAGAAATAGGTACTAGCATGCCCAAGGTTTTCCTCAAGGAAAAGAATACCACTATCGAGTTTCCTGATGATATGTCGCAAGACGAAATGCAGGACGTGATAGAATCAAATTGGGATTCTATCCCTAACGGGTATAACGCGGAAGACAAAGCCGCGCCAGAAGAACAGCCTGAGACCGTAGAGCAGACGCCAAAAAGATTGTTATTTGAACCGCAAGAAATTGGCAAGGCTGTTGTCCGAGGTGCCGCGCAGTTGGCTCATACCGTCGGCGGCCCGATGATGGAAATGTTGGGCAGTGGGCTTTCCACCGTAGGCATGGGCGGTGTTGGCATGTCTTCCATGTCGGATGAGCAGAAGGCTCAAGTGTTGCATGAGATGCAGCAGGCTCCAAACCCGCTCGAAGGGCAAACGCGCCTGTCTAATGAAACGTGGGGGGCCATTGCGAACTCTCCGCTAATCGCGGAAAGCCCTGAGACGGCGACGGCAACCTATTCTGACGCTTTCAGAAAGGGAGACTTTCAGCTTGCGGCGCGAAAGCTTAGCACGGATGTAGCAGAGATTGGCCCTCAGATGGGCGCAACGATACTGAGCGCATGGGTTGGTGGGCCGCTGTTGGCTGGTATAGTTGGTGGTTCACAAGAGGCCGCCGGTGCCTTTGAGCAGGCCATTGACAACGGGGACGACCCAAACACCGCGCTTGCCAAGGCCGGTATCGAAGGTGCGGGAACCGCCGTTCTTGATGCAATCCCGTTCATGAAGCCATTCAAACATTTTCTGCCAGCCCGCAGGTGGGCACAGTCGTTGGCCTATGTGCTCGATGCCATGACAGAAGGCGGTACTGAAGTAGCAGAGGGCGGATTAAGCCCAGTTGCAAACGCCATTGTTGGAGGCAAATACCCATTAACCCGCGCGGGTGTTGTTAGTTTTTGGGAAGATGTCAAGGAAGGCATTAAAGAAGAATCGGGCGTCTTTTTGCCTGCGGCTGTGTGGGGGCTGATAGGTGGTCCGCCAAAGAGCAAAGAACTTGGTGGTGCATATCGCGCCGCTAAGGCCCGAAAGGTAAAGAAGCAGATTGAGGCTAGTCGCACGGAAAGGCTCGCTGCTGCTGAAACAGAAGAAGTTGCGGCTGAGCCTGCGCCGGTGCCACCGGAACAAAAAGGCGAAACGTCGTCTAGGCGTTCTTTTGTCACGTCTGCTTTTGTCGAGATGTTCAAGGCTACACATCCGGGCCTTATCCCTGAAGATGCTAGCACACAGGAAGTGGTTGAAGTCGCAAAAGCCGAAGCGGTTGAAGAAGTAGATAATATTATTGAAGATATAAAGGCCACAAAGCCGCGCGATTCTGTGGCAACCACTGTTGAAGATTTGGATGAGATGGGGTTTGTCGATGCTAAGCCGCCGTCTAAGGATATTGTTACACAACCCGGCGACCCTGAGCATATACCAGACAACCCGGCTGTACAGGAATCCCTTACCGGTGAACTGCTTGCCACAATCATCCCTGACATTAAATACATAGGGCCGTTTATTGACAGTCGGAGTGGTGAAGAGAAGGTTATCGGCTACGGGTTCGATGACCTTACGTCTGGTACCACGATTGTCGTTGAAAACCTGAAAGACATTGGCAGAAAGGTCAAGGAGAGCCGTATTAGGTGGCAACAGGCAGAGGCCCGCAAATTTGAGGCTGTTACGCCGCGCGGCGGTGCTACCGTTCGAGGCCGGTGGAAGCTGATGGACATTGACGATCTTGTCACATCAGACAACCCGGACTATGACCCTGACAACGAAGAAGGATTGCAGAAGCGCAATCGTTTGACGCAAGCGAGCCGAGAGCAAATTACAAAGATTGCGTCTGCGCCAGATGCGCGGCTTCTTGGCAACAACCCAAAGACCGATAGCGGAGGGCCGCTGGTTGACTCTCGTGGTTGGGTTATAAGCGGCAACGGTCGCAGCATTGCCCTGCGCCAAGCATACCAGTCTGGCACTGCCAGTGAATACGAAGCAGCAGTCAGAGAGGAAGCGGTTAAGCTTGGGCTGGATACAGAAGAAGACCCGATTACCAAAGAGCGCGTCAATGTGCTGGATTCTATTGAGCACCCGGTGCTTGTGCGCGAGATTGAAGAGATTGATAACGCAACGCTTGAGCAGGTTGCGGACTACTCAAACACGCCTGATATTATGAGGATGACCGATGCGGAGGTTGCCGCGATTGATGCGCAGTATTTTCGCGAGTCCGGCATCATGGCCCTCTGGAATCCAAGCGAGGACGGAAACCCTTTAGCAACAAGCAATTACGACTTTATGAAGGCATTCTATGCGCACGCCGGTGATGAGAACATGCGCAACTCTGACGGGTCATTTAATGAGAATGCTAGAAAGCGCGTAGAGCGCGGCGTTCTTGCCGCTATGCTGTCTGAGTCTGAAGAGGGCCAGCACCTTATTGCTGACATCGTGGAGCATGCAGAGCGGTACGGAATGCGGCGACAGTTAAACGGTATCATGGCTCGTGGTGGCGAACTGCTGAAGATAGCGGAGACCAATCCTGAGCTTGACCTTACCCCGTACTTAGGTGAGGCGATTAAGGAGATGGCGTCCTTCAAGAAGAAGCTATCTACTGGAGAGGTGCGCTCTCTCGAAGAGTACCTTGGTCAAGGCGACCTGCTAATAGAGCCGCGTCACCCTGCCGTTACGTTCCTTGTGAAGCACCTGTTTAAGCTTCAATTCGAGAACCGCGTTTCGAACTTCCTAGACGCCTACATTGAACAAACAAAAACAGTGGCAGACAACTCGACAGAGGATATGTTCTCTGATGATGGGGAGCAGACGCAAAGCTCCGCTACCGCTGCTGATATTATTGCCGCTCTGGAACGGACTGCCAAAGAAGCAGAGAAGTACGAGCTTCAGCAAAAGGAAAAGGCGAAAAAAGAAGCTGCTGCCGCTAAGGCCGCAGCGAAAGCAGAGGCCGCTCCTGAGTCTGCGCCCGCACCAAAAGATACCACTGCGCCGCCAGTGCCAGATGTTACCGCTAATGATGTTGTAGGCGCAAAGGAACAAAACTTCACTCAGTTTGCAAAAGAGAATGGTTACCCTTCTGATGATGAGGTTCTCGACCACGGCACGCTATCGCCTTCTGGAAAGAGTTCTAAGCGCGCTAAGAAAGCAGCTCAAGAACGACACCTAGAACGCCTTGAACAGAACAAGAAGGCGCATCGGGAATATGAGGAAGCCATTCGAAGCGGGCAAGTTATAGACCCCACTGGTGAAATAACAAAAGAGAAGATAGAGCAGAGAGAGCTGAGTCAGGCGGATGCTGACACGAGAAATCGCATAGAGGAGATAAACGCCCGCATTGATTTGCTACAAAGAACCGGCCTGAGCACAAAGACCGGCAAGATGCGGCCAAAGTATCAAAAGGAAATCGACCGTCTACTGCAAGAAAAGACTGATTTGATTGCCCCTGAAGAGCCAGTTAATAAGAAGGCAGTCTCTGAGCCTGAGCCTGATGTAGATGAAAATCTATCCAGCCAAGAACAAGAAGCTGAGATAGATATTGATGCGTCGTTGGTGCAGCGAGTTGAAGCTGCGCAAGAAGCGAAGGATGTTCAAAAAGAAGATCAGCTACTGCGTGAAGCAGGGTTTAGGGCTGTCCCGGGAATTAGAAGCTCAGATGCCATTACAGCAGGTCGGTGGGCGTATGTCGTCGCAAGGGGCGATGCTACGAAGTCCCAATTTGCTGAGCAGATAGGCGAATGGAAGCGTGAGGGGCGTATAAGCAATTCAGAAACTACAAAGGCAGAGAAGGATCGCGGCAAACAGGGCAGCGCCAAGAAAACGCCTGACCTGAACGATCCTAAGACTGGTGCTATCAATCTTGACGTGCTAGCAGAGGCGTTTCGACGTGGGGCCAACCTTGCGCATCGCGCATTCAAACGGTTCCTTACATCGAAGGGAGACCTTCCTGAGTCTGTCTTCGAGCTTAAGTTGCGGCGCGACGGTCAAGAGGATCGCATCCTTACGCGCGTGAGTCAGTTAATGGCTGAGTTCGATGATGCCGTTAAGGCCACCTATTTCAACGGGCGCAACGGCATGACCCCTGATGAGATGGAGAACATCAATAAGGTGCTAGCAGGAGAGCGGTCACCGGACTCTATCCCTGCTGGAATGCGTTCTGTTGTCTCCGAGATGCGCAATGAGATTGACATTCTCAGCCGACGTCTGATTACTGAGGGTGCGGTGAAGGGAGAGATAGCGGCAATTATTGAGGGTAATCTTGGCGTATACCTTACGCGCACATACCGCGCATTTGATGACCCGGATTGGGCTGAGAGCGTGCAGAATGATCCTAACCTTCGGCCTATTTGGAACCGCGCGTTTACGTTCCTGAAGAGCGAGAACCCAAACATGGCCGATGAGGTCATTATTGGGTTCATGAAAAACCTGCTATATGAGGGCAAGGCCGGACAGAGGGAAGGCCCGATATCAATAATCAAGAAGCAGGGCAAGCTTGGCGCGAAAGAGTTGTCTATCTTCAAACGGCGCGAAGGCATTGCCCCTGAGATACGCGCCCTCTTGGGAGAGTACAAAGACCCGCGCATTAACTTTGCCCGCAGTATGGCACGTATGGCAAACGTGATTGTCAACCACAACTTCTTGACAAAAGTTAAAGAAGAAGGGCTAAAGCCGGGTGGGTTTTTTTCTGAGACTCCTTCACCTGATATGTTTGCGCGCCTCTCTACGGATGGCAATGCCGCGATGGCTCCGCTTGATGGATTGTACACCACTAAAGAAATTGAGTGGGCCTTCCGTCGCGCAATGGAACCGGGCGGGATTAACAGCCAACTGGGCCGCTTGTACATGAGGGTTCTTGGGTACGCCAAGATGGGTAAAACCGTGGGCAGTGTGATGACTCAAGTGAGAAACATCACGGGCAACATCGGCTTTGCCACCGCAAACGCACATTGGAACATTGGCAAGATGGGCACGGCATGGGTCACAGCGAAGACTGCGCTGCTGGATCGTGGTGAAGCTGCCGCTAAGGAGTATGTGCTTCATCTGGTTGAGCTTGGTGTGCTAGACCAGAACACGGAAGCCGGTGAACTGCGTGCTATGCTGCGCGACGCCGGTGAATCGGTAGATGAATGGGCAGAGTCAATAGCTGATGGCTCATTGTTTGGTAAAGCCAAGCGCGCATTCATGAAGATTGGTCGTCCTGCGCTGAAGATGTATCAGGCTGGTGATAACATCTGGAAGGTGTACGCCTTCGAGAATGAGGTGGCACGGTATCATGATGCACTGCCCGACCTTACTAAGCAAGAGATTGAGGCCATTGCGGCAAACATTGTAAGGAACACGTACCCAACCTATTCTATGGTGCCGGAAGCTGTTCAAAAGCTTAGGCGGTTCCCGCTTGTTGGTACGTTCGTTTCGTTCCCTGCTGAAGTTGTGCGAACGGCGTATCACACAATGGCCTTAGCGAAGGCAGAGATGGCAGACCCGCGCTTGCGCCATATTGGCGCTCAACGTGTCGCCGGTATTATGATTGCGTCACTTGGCACCGGTGTTGCCGGTATGGCCTCGCGCCTGATTAACGGTATGGATCGAGATGACGACGAAGACGCTCGGCAGTTCATGCCGCCGTGGGCGCAAGACTCGGATGTGATTTACTTGGGTCGCGGCAAGAATGGATTCCGGTATGTCAACATGGGTTACACCGACCCGTATAGCTACATGAAAGAGCCTGTCCGTGCGTTCATTCGCGGGGACGATTGGCAAAGCAAGCTGTGGGATACGTTCACCACACTGATGGAACCGTTTGCATCTGAGGACATATTCACGCAACGCCTGATTGACATATCCCGCAACACCAAGGAAAACGGTGGCCGGGTATTCAATCCGCAGGCATCAGTTGCAGAGAAAGCCTTTGATAGCACGGTGCATGTGGCTGAAGTGCTTGAACCAGGGACGATAACCAGTATCCGCAAGATTATGGCGGGTGCATTCCAAGAGAATAGCCGGTACAATCCTTTGTCTGAGACGGCATCTATGGTTACTGGCGTGCGCTTCGAGAAGGTTGATATCAAAGAATCCATCGGATTCGCCTCTCGTGCATTCAGCACCGGGTTGATTGATGCTAGCAAGCTGTTCACCCGTGTTGCATACAGCGGACAGGGCGACGCCAGAAGGGCATACTTCGCAACAGAGGCGGCACGCCGCGAGCTGTTTGTTCAGATGCACACTCAGATACATTCCGCTATGCGCCTTGGAATTCCGCGTAACGAAATCACTAGGATTCTGGTCAACAACGGCGTTAGCAAGAGCGATGCTAAAGGGTTGTTGTCCGGCAAGTATGTTCCGTACAAACCCACTGAGCCCGTGATGCGGCGTCTTGACAAAGAACGACGCAACGAAACAGTTAACGCATACAAAGATGCTCGCAGTGGGGAGTGGCGATAGGGTTAGAAGCGTATCTTTGGGAACGAGTGAACCGGGATGCTGTTGCCTTCGCGTTCCTTGAGTGGAGTTTGTTTGTGCGACTTGAACCCTGAACCACTCCCGCCATTGTTGTATCTGCTGATGCGCTGGCTATAGAATCGGTTGCAGTCAACCCACCCCTCAAAGAAACCGAATAGCACGTCCTGCTCATTTTTTGTGGCGTGTGCGCTTATGCACACCTTGAATCGGTTACGCATGACGCGCTCAGACCAGCCGTTTGCGGCGGCAATCTCACAGAATTCAGACACGTCTCCGATAGACTTAATTGGTTCCCGTTCGTATGGCATGGCTGTTCATCCTATTATGATGGGGTTTTCTTCTTATGGCTGAAGTCTTTACGCCTTCTGCGAGACCTTTAACGTTGTACCACGATGGGTGTGCTAGGTAATCGGTTCTCATCGTACTGCCTAGCACAACCGCATCGTGCTCACTGATTCGCACAGGGTATGAGGCATCAATAGAAAGCTCTTCCTCATACTCATCCAGATTCATTAATGCCCGGATGTGTGGCATCATGAGGCTAGGACTCCGTAATTTCACAACCCGGAATGAATGTCTGATTCGGGTTCTCTGCAAGCAGAATCTCTACCGTGCCCCAATTGGGATGTTCCTTTTCAATCGCAGCGGCTTTATCGTCGAGAACCCACGTCCTGACACATAGCTTTCCGTCTTCGTCCATGCTGCATTGGCTCTTAGGAATCCATGTCTCAAGAATCTGAACACCGCTATTCTCCGTTGACAGGAGAATCTCATACAGCCCCGCCTTATCAGACTCACGAATCAACTTACCCCTTCGAAGCGTTTTCATTGGTGATCCCTTTCTATCTTCCTGCGAGATAAACATCTTCCATGTATGACAGCATGCCAACGGCGTCAGCGGTGGCATCAGTGATTCCAATTGCATGCGGATACCTGCGTTGCACATACTCTCTGATAGTCTTCTTCCGTTTCTTCTTGCGAAGATTCAAGTCTTTATCATCTGGAAGAGTAATCGGCAATGCCTTCATCCACTTCTGCGGCGTCTCGCTTACGTATGGGATTTTCGCCGCAGTCAACGCCATACGGCATAGGCCCACATTCGTAGCAAACTTGACCGACGCGCTAGCACTGTTTCCTTTGCGGTGAAACCCAACCTTCTCAAAGAAGGCAATGATTTCAAGGCCATGGTCTTCTGCGTAATCCGCTATTTCGCGTATCTTGTCCCACATCTCGCGCTCGGTCTCTGGCATTTTGGCTATCGTGACATTGGGGCACCGCTCTGGAAGGTTCGGGTTTTTGTATACAATGGCTCCTGTCGCGCCGGGGTCTATGGCTATGATTACGGTTTCATTTCTCATCTTGCTTGGCCTTTCTGTACATAGCACCCACGATTTCACGGGCGCGCGCCTCAGCCTCTTCCCGTGGCAATCCGCCGTCATACTCCATGATTGCGGCTCGCTCTTCCCACAGCTCTTTCCAGTCCGCATCCGTGAGGTTCATCGGCATTCCTCTTTGTAGCAGTCATCGCATATCATGCCGTCGCCTAACGTTGCGTCATAGAAGCTGTGCATGCTGTCTGTTTCGTGAATGCAATCTGCTAGAGGCAGGCCCCTCTCTTTGCAGTACATGCACGTGGACATCTCGAATCCTGCTAGCACTTCGTCAAGGTCTTCCACTCCCACGCAACCGCGTTTGTTGCGGCACGCTTCCCACATTGCCGCGATCCCTTCCTTAACTCCTAATAGATTTGCTTCAATGATTTCATGATTGGACATATTCAGGTCTCCTTTGTATTAAAATGGCAGGTCAAGCTCTTCGCCGTTAATCACCGGCGTCAAGTCGTGCTGATGATTGGAATCTTCTTCAGGTTTGGGTCTGCTGAAGAACAAACCCGTATTGTTTTCTGTGCCTTTTGGTTTTGTCTTGTGTGAGTATGCTTTGTTTTGTGACGTCTCCATGGGATCATGGGAACCCGGACGAGCTAGCATGTGAAACCGCTGCTGCTTTTTGTCAAACACCAAAGAGACTTTGCCAGTAGGCCCATTGCGGTGTTTGGCGACTGTTGCCTGAACGATGTTATCCGCACTACCAACGCCGTGCTTCTCTTCGTAGGTCTTCACTACACTTTCTGTTGGGCGATGCAGAATAACTACAACGTCGGCATCCTGCTCGATGTCGCCTGACTCTCGAAGTGTAGACAGCATTCGAAACCCGTCTGGCTGCATTTCGGCTTCGCGGCTAAGTTGGCACAGCACAACAACGGGTGCATTGATTTCTCGCGCTAGTGACTTCAGCCCACGAGTGATGTCGCCAATCTCAAGGTATCGGTTCTGCTTCTGTGTCAGGGCGCGAACAAGTTGCAGATAGTCAACGATGATTACGGGATTATCATTCTTGCTGGCAAACGCTCTAGACCTGCTCCGTATCTCCCACAGTGTTGCGCCCGGTGTGTCATCAACCATGAACGGCATACCGCGCAATGACTCTACGGCGGCATCTGCTTTTCGCAACTCCATGCGCGCGTTGAATCCTTCGCGCAATTGCTGAACGTCAACGCCTTGGTCTATTGCTAGCATGCGCAACGCGAACTGTTCCGCCGCCATCTCAAGCGAGAAGACCAGCACTTCAGCGATTCTGTTCTTTGCCAAGAAGTGCGCCGTATTCAACGCAAATGCTGTCTTACCAACAGACGGTCGAGCCGCGACAATAACAAGATCACTGGGTTTGAATCCGCCTAGAATCTTGTCTAAGTCTGGTATGCCGCAGGGGAAACCGGGCCAAGTGCCACCCTCTGCCTGTTCGTGCAACTGCTTGACAACAGCCGGGACAATGGAATCCAGCGACACAACCTTACCCGCGCTCTTGCGTTGCAGTATCGCATTTAGCTTGGCATCCGCAGAGTCCATCACCTCACGCGCGTCATCACCGTTTTCGATTTGGCGGTAAATCATGACGCAGGTTTGGCCTAGCGCGCGAAGGTCTGCCTTCTCTCGAACGATGCTAGCATACCGCTCTATGTTGGCTGACGTGGGCACGGCACTGGACAGCTCGGCTATGTAACTTGCCCCACCTACGCCGTCTAGTGCGTTGTTCTTTCTGAGTGCATTTACCAACGTGATACTGTCTATGCGTTGTCCGTCAAGGTTGGCGCGCAGCATTGCATCATAGATGGTTGCGTGCGTCTTGCTGTAAAAGACATCATCACCGTGCGGCCCAAGGTGTTCTACGGCAATCTCAAGTGTTGCGTCATCGAGCAGCACGGCACCCAATAGCGCGCGTTCTGCATCTATATCGTGTGGTGCTTCTTTACTCATTCCAACCCCTCAGACCTAAGCAGCGCATCCCGTTGTGATGCTGTGAGTTTGTGCGGTTGCGCTTTCTTCCAGTCCCGGTGCATTAACTCAAACTTGATAGCACCGCTACTGCCTACCTTGCGCAGGCTTCTAAGTGAATACAGTTGACCGCGCCAGAAGTCCGCATGCTTACTTGTGTCATCAGTGAGTACCCATGTAATCACGTCAACGATGGTCTGCTGGTCATACTTATCGATGTACACAAGCCGCGCCATACACAAACGTTCCGCATGGTATTGGGCCGTGCCGGGGCTAGACAGCTTGATTGACCGGGTTGCATGGGCTTCCTGAATCAACAAACGCAAACGAGAGAACGCATCTCGAAGTACCTGATACTTCTCAAGCGGGTCTATGTATTCTTTTTGTTCAGGCTTCTTCTTGGGCGTCTTTTTTGTTGTGGTAGCAATAGCCGGGTGCCATTGGTAGGTATCATCAACCCAAGGGTTGTGATACGAATCAGGCTCTTCCTCTTTCCACCGCAGGATATTCTTGTGCTTGCCGCGCACACCGACAATCACCAACTGCCCATTACCTGTTGTGCTTGTGGAGCCGATAAGGCCATGCATTGCCATAGTGCGCAGATGCTGTTGCACCGAAGATATAGGCAACCCAGACAGAATAGCCATGGTGTCAGGCGTGTAGTATACAGGCAGCACACTGGTTCTATTCTCTACTGCCCATACCCACAGACACACATAGAGCCATCGCGCTTCTGCGGGGAGTAAAATGAATCTCGGATCGCGCATCCATGCAGGTTCAATTTTTGCACAAACGCTTCGCACGTCAGGCATACGCTTACACAGCCTCAGTGTTGCGCTTTTCGTTGGCGTGATACCACCGCGCAAGCGTTGACAATGCCTTGTGCCGGTTTTCTTTGGGTGCAGTCTGATGAATAACAATTTTGCTGTCGCCGCGCACCTCATACGCCTGTCCAACAATGCCACCGCGCTTGGTTGTGACAACCCGGAACCCGTACCGCAATGCCGGTTTCTTGATGATGGTCTCTTCGCTGTGCTTCTTCTTCATGGTTGTTGCTCCCCTTGTTGCGCGGGGCCATGCCAAGCACAGCCCCGCACCTTGCTGCTTACTTCTTTTCCATCAGCGCGATTACTTCGCGCAACTGAGCCTCGCTCAACGCCTGATAATCGTCGTTGAAATCGTCACCAGCTACCGCACGGGCAGCACGCTCAAGTCTGGACAGCGGGGCGTTGCGCGCCAAATCCGTCAATCGATTGCGCAACCCCTCAAGCACAAGTTCATCATCCGACTTTTGCTCAACACGTGCGCGCGTCGTCCTGCGCTTCGGCGGCTCCGGCTTCGGCTCCGGCTCCGGTTGGGGTTCGGGATCGCTAACGGCCATCCGGCTCTCAAGCCCGGTTGCGCTATCGATGTGCTCATGGTGCTCATTCGTGCTAGCATCTTCGCTGTGAACTTCTTCCCATCCGGTAACATCGACAGCCAAAGAGTCATCGACCTTGTGGGGTATGGAGTAATCCGCTCCGCGCTCGGCCTCGGTATCAAGAAGGCTCGCCTTCTCCATTTCCGGGGAACACGGGAGCCACTTGTAGAGCTTGATGAACACGGTCTTTAGGGCCATCGCGTCAAAGTCCGTTACCCAAGCACTACCGGGCTTGTTCCATGCGGGCACATACATATCGCGATGCCGCACCACGTCACCCTTGCTCATTGCCTGAAACATGCTATGTCCGCCATCCAATAGAGCAACTGCGTAGTACCCAATCAACTCGCCACGGTCGCCAAACACCAGCGGCTTGTGTACCAGTCTGCTTTCGGTGCCCTTCTGATACTCAAACACGTCATTCTCGAAAACCGTTTCGGCATAGGCGGCTTTGATTCTCGGATTGCGGTATGCCAAGTCACGCAGGCCCTTATATCCAACTTGGAAGCGAACCTCATAGCAATTCGCCCTGCTGTTCCAGTACGGGATAAGGAACGCCTGCCCCCGTGCCCCATTGGGAGGAAGCGCCAACTCTGCGCAATCCATGACCGCGCGATGCCATGATTCAAGTGTGCATTCAGCGAGATGTGGCAGCCTACGCAATTGTGCAGCGGCCATTGCAACGAACCGCTCAGCGCTCATGGCGCTTGGCAACACGTTGCGCAAGCTCGCAAAGTAAGCAGGCTCAAGCAAAGACTTTTCTACTCGCACAATCGACTGACTGATTGGCACAATCTCCCGCCCTGTTGCTCTTTTGCTATTCCTCACTGTTGCCATGGGTCTATATCTCCTTAGTTTGCTTGGGCTTGGTTGTGGGCGTCGCGAACATTCGCAAGCTTGTCTTGTTCAACCGCATCAAATGCTTCTCTAAAGCGGTTCAGTTCTTCTGCCGCCGCCTTCGCCTGTTTCGCCGTGACACCCGGCATTTCATCATCGCAAATCAAAGAACCGTCAGGCTTAATGTTCGCGGTGGTCATCTTGACCCCTTCAAGTTTTTTTGTTGCGAGCGCTCTTGCATTCTCGTTGCTGAGACCCATTGCGATATAGAAGTCAAGCAAGCCAAGATAGAACCCACACTTTGCGGCCTCTGACGCGGCGAAAGCAAACGGGTTGTCATCGTCAAGCTTTTTAAGCCAATCCGGCATAGGAATTGTCATAACTTTCTTGCCGTCTTCTCCGCATGTGTCACGGTCATCGCACACGTTTGCCATGATAGTGTAACGGTATGCGTCGGCAACTATCGCAACCGTCTCTGCAATTCGCTCCCAAAACAGTTTGATGAGGTCCTTGTCATTCTTGAATGCGTCCAAGATACCCATAGCTGTGCTCCTTTTGGTTGGTTAGTTATTCGTTTGTAACCGGTTCAAACTTGCTACGCCGCAACACACGGATCTTTGTGCCACCTGTAATCTCATACGGTATCCGTGCCTTAATCAGTTCCGTCTCATTTGCTGGGTCAATCTTGAGCGAGATGCCGCGCTCTTGTGTCTTGTATGAATATCCATAGGACGATCCAACCCCAAAGGTAGAATTTCCTATAGCGGAAATGATCCGGTTTTGCGCTTCTTTCTTGCGGGCCTGTGCGTCCTTTTCGTCTTCGCACGCTTTGAGATATTGCGCATCCAGCTCATCGTATGTCGCATCAAGGTGAACCGTCTCCCCGTTGTCATCGGGGTGCAGCAGTTGCAAAGTTCGTCTCGTGCTATCGCTGTTGTCTACAGGCGGCGGCGTTCCGCAAGACATCAATACAGAGAATTCGCGAGCTTTATTAATAATCATGTCGCACACGGTTTCATTGCGTCGAATGTCTTCGCATACAAACTTGTTGCCGCCTATCAGACACGCCACACTGCCCCATGTTGTGCCGGTGCAAATCATTTGATGATGAAGTTGCAGGAGAACATCATCAGGCACGCGCTCTGAAAACTCTTGTCCTGCCCATGTGTTGCGAGACTTCAGTTCAAGAACGCCCCAAACTCCATCAGCATTGCATTGCATCCGGTCAATGGTTGCTCCCATGTACTGATAGCTTTTGTGCTGCTGGATTGTGTACGGGCCGGGATCGCAGATGATTCTTTCGCGGTGCATCGCATTAAATCTCTCTGCTATGAGAGACTCCAATGCGTGTCCCCAATAGAAGACCTCTTTCATGCGCTCTTTCCAGTCTTCATCATCGACCCCGTTCACCTTCTTACAAAACAAGGTATATGGGCTTGTGGTAGACATGCCCCACAACACCGGCGTATCCGACGCCATAACAATTTGCCGCCGCGTCGCAAGCCACTTCTCTTCTTTTCGGATCGCATTAATTAGAACCTTGTTGGAATCGGCGTACTTGCGATACTCTGACATGATTTCGCGGTTTGACTTAGACATGACACGGACTCCCGCACATTGCGTCTTCCTTCAACGCCTGAAGGTCTTCAATAGCGCTATCGTATCCCTTGGTAAACTCCCACAAGTCTCCGATGGACAGGTAATACCCGCCCTTTTCTTCAAAGGCTGTGAGCAGTTCGCCAATATATGACATGCGCATCTCGCATGCGTCCTTAAGAAGCTCCCTGATTTTCGGTTCGTCTGGTTCGCCGTTCTCAAGGGCTTCGATGTCTTGTTTGAGCAAGTCAAGCTCAACCGTCCAGTGATGCACGGTTATCCCGTCGCGCACCTGCTCCCAAATCTTCCACCTGTCTGAGTAGGGGTTGTTCGCTTGGCTGGTCATTACGATTGCTTGTCCTTTCTTCCGTTTCGGCCTTACACTCCGATTATAACACCGGTTGATACAAATTGCAAAATTGATTCTCTCCCTTGGTTATGGAACAGGGCCGGTTGCCCGGCCCCGTGGTCATTGCCTACTTCTCGTCATCGTTGTGCGCTTCGTTTGCGTCACCGATATGGTGGCCGCACGCCGCGTTGAACAGCGGCATGTCGCCCTGTATCCGCCGGTGCGCCATGTCCACATACTCGGCATTCAGTTCAATGCCCACGAATTGCCGCCCGTGCCGTAGCGCCACCATGCCCGTTGTCCCGCTACCGCAGAATGGGTCCAGAACCGTGCCGTCTTCGGGGCAACCGGCAAGGATGCACGGTTCAATCAGCTTCGGCGGAAACGTGGCAAAGTGCGCTTTGGGGAAGGAGTGGGTGGATACAGTCCAGACGGAGCGGCGGTTGCGGGTATCCTTAACAGTCATTATGCGCCCATTAGGCCGTGTTGCCATAAGCACAGGATCGGCATTGTTGTTTTTCTGGTCCCCTGTGTAATCTAAAATTTGCCCAGCGCAAGTGGCATCCTCAGCTATCGCCTCTTGATCCCAGTAGTACCGCGACCGCTTGCTCAGCAGGAAGATGTACTCATGCGCCTTGGTACAGCGGTCCTTGACGCTCTCGGGCATCGGGTTGGGCTTGTGCCAGATGATGTCTTGGCGCAAGTACCAACCGTCCGCCTGTAGCGCGAACGCCACGCGCCACGGGATGCCGACTATATCTTTGTGCTTTATGGCGGAAGAAGCGAGTGCCAACGATGCATAACTATCCCCCAAATTCAGCCACAGCGTGCCGTCGTCCTTAAGCACGCGCCGCACTTCACGAAACACGCCTACCATGCGCTCGACGTATTCCCCGGGCGTCCGCTCAAGGCCGAGCTGGCGGTCGACGCGACGGGCTCCGCACTTAGCACATACGCGGGAAGTTAGCGCAGCAACTCCATCCCTATTTCGTTGCGCCCGGTCATCAACAATACCGTCAGCTCTGCCGCTTCCATTTCTCCCTTGCTTATGGTCACATTCCGCGTCCCCGCCTTCCCATTCCCCTGTGCCGTAGTCCCGCAGCCCCCAGTACGGCGGCGAGGTGACGCACGTCTGCACGCTTTGGTCGTCCAGTTGCGCAAGGCCGTCTAGAACGTCGGCGTTTATAATGCTGTAACTACTCAACGATACCTCCGCACTTCACGCACACGCGCTTGGGCGCGTACTCGCTGGCCTTGCCCGTCGCAGTCCAGCGCCACATGTACCAGTAGCGCTGGCAGTGCGGACACCATACGTCCCACGCCGTCGTGCGCTTCATGGCGCGTCCTTAGCCGCCTGCTCGTGGCGCACGCGATAGTCATATTCAGTCGGTATGCTTATAGGAGTGAGAATTTCACCCGGCTCCCTCGGCCATGTGAGGATTATGTCACTTGAGCTTCTTCTCCGTGCATCGTCGCCAACCGGGCGCAGTAACGCCTTCACCATCGCCATATTTTCCTCATGGAATAAAGCCAAGCACTCGATAACGTTCATTACTCGCCCTCCTTCTCGCGCGCTTGCATCACCATAGAGGTGAGGCGCTCGTTTTGCTTTGCCCACGCTGCAGACCACGCTGCATCCCACGCTGCTGCATCCCGCGCTGCTGCATCCCGCGAAGCAGCCAGCGCTGCATCCCGTGCAGCATCCCGCGCAGCAGACCACGCAACAGCCTGCGCAGCCGACGCAGCAGCCGACGCAGCAGCCGATGCAGCATCCCACGCAGCATCCGACGCAGTCCACGCAGCCTTCCGCGCAGCAGCCCACGCAGAATCTAGCTCCTTGTCCGTGATTTCACCCTTGAGCCACGAGCGCTTCGCTTCGATTCCTGCCACGCTGCGTTCGTCGGGCTGCTCGACTAGAGCAAGCGCATCCTCCGCATACGCGCAAGCAAATTCGTGCAGGATGTCGGTGGCGTCCATCATCCACAGCACCGTACGGCGTCGGCCGCACAGTTTGTCTTCGTCCTCGATCACATCGCCTTCGATTTTCACGCGACATACGATAGGACCGCTGGCGTATCTCAGAGCGTCAATAAGCCGCACACTCCCGTGCATACCATTACTACACAGTGCAGGCTCACCCTCGCATTCGAGCGTCTTGCCCACCTCGACCAGCCGTCCATCGCCGTTACCAAGCCGTTTGTCTTCTGGCAGAAAATGCCATGCTAGCATAACTCACTCTCCTCTGTTTGTTGTGGGGTCCGGTTTCCCGGACCCCGTGGTTGCCTACTCCGTGTCACACGCCGCGCAGATCGGGCCGTCTGGTGTCCGACGGCCCACTACGTCATCATTGGCCGCCAGCAGTTCGCCGTGCTCGATCTGCGCCCAGGCGAAGGTCTCTCCACACCGGACGCATTCGCCGATGGTGTGGCCCATAAACTCATGGCCACACCTCCAGCAGGTCGTACCGTTCTCTGCACCCTCGTGGAGCTCATCGTCCTCGTGAATCGGGAGGTTATATCCCACGACGTCACCGTCGGCGTTCACCCAGTCATCGTCCAAGCAGGACAGCGCGTGGAATTCCTTCCCGCACAGCTCGCAGACATGCGTATTCCCGCCGCACTCACTTTCGACAGCCTCACGAAGCGCACGCGCGACGCGACGCCAAAAGACGTCATCGCCCGCGCCCGATTGGGCTGCCCGCTTATCGGCCGCGTCCGCGTGTGTGAGGATCTCATCGCGTGTCCCTTCGTATACAAGGTAGTCATCCCATTCAATGTCCGCTACTTCTTCCAACGCCGACGCCCATCTGCCTGCCAATATGGTGTGCCGGGCGTAAATCGCGACCGTAATCTCTCGTTTGTCGATGTGGTTGCTCATGTCTCTCTCTCCTCTGTTTGTTGTTGGGTCCGGTTTCCCGGACCCCGTGGTTTGCTACTCTTCGATCCTCGCTCCGGCAGCGTCAAGGGCGACGCACACGTCGGCGTCACCCGTCTCTGTGATGCCGTACCTTGCCGGGAACACAGCCAACACGGCGGCCGCCGCCTCTTCGTCATAGCGTACATATTCGGGCCAACCTTCGGCCCGGACTCGTCCTTCATCATCTATGCGGATCGATCCGAATACACGTCGGAATTCTTCAGCGAAAACGCAAGCACTCATGATTCTTTCTCCTCCGTTGTGGGGTCCGGTTGCCCGGACCCCGGTTCCGCTGGCGTCATGGTGCTGTCGCAAATTCAGGAGTACCGAATACAGCTGAATATGAGGCGCACACCGAATCGAATGGCGTTGGGGGATCCCCTGCGCGTACCACCCTCGCAGATGCCCCCACCGTATCGCCAAGGTGAAGGACGACCTGCTCTTGCCGCTCGTACGCCGCTCGCGCTGCGGCCTTGTTCACTCGTTTCCATTGCATTGCATCACCCTCCGTTGGTTGTTATGAGGGCCGGTCGCCTGGCTCCTCAATGTTGGTTATTTTCCAGCCGTTGAACATTTCCGCGCTGCCTCGATGTGTTCGCAGCCGTTCCAACGCAATCGCTCCCCGATGGGAGCAGTCTTGTCGAACGTGGAAAGGGTTGCCCCACATACGCGACAATATGCCGGAGCATATCCTTCTTGCGATTCAGATCCCCACCGTATCAGGTCATATAATTTCGTCGTCATTTCTCTTTCTCCTTTGCTGTTATGGGGTCCGGGAAACCGGACCCCGTGGTCTGCTACTCTTCGTACTTCATCGCCGCTCTAAGTGAACGCGCGACGCGACGCCAAAAGACGTCATCACCCGCGCCCGATTGGGCTGCCCGCTCATCGGCCGCGTTCGCGTCCGCGATGATCTCATCGCGCGTCCCTTCGTATACAATGTAGTCATCCGATTCGGCGTCCGTTTCGGGGTCCCAAGCCGATGCCCACCTGCCGGCCAATGTGGTGTGTTGGTCGTAGATCGCGATCGTGTGGTCGCTCATCTCTAGTTCTCCTCCTTGTGTTTGCGGAAGAAATACATCGCGTTAACAATATTCGGTCTGAATTCATCCGCAAGCCACCCGCGAACTTGCCGGTCAATAACTACCCTGTACGCATAGCCCGGAATGTTGGATGCCGGAATGAATTCCAGCTCACTCCCGGTTTCTTCGTCGACGTAGATTTTCCTGATCCTGATTGACATATCACTCCCCTTACTCCTTGCCGGATTTTTTGTCGACAGCCCGATCGTGTATTTGTTCATCTCTCTTTCTTCCGTGTTTATGGGGTACGGTTGCCCGTACCCCATGCTATTCGCGTTATTCGTTTTCGTCTTCGTCGACTTCTCCGTACGCACTTTCAATTTCGGCGTTGCAGTGGTCACACACAATAGGCTCGCCTTCGTAGTGCACATCCGCTGCAATAATGTTCCACTGTGGGTCATCGTGATCGATACTGGCAATGCTACCATTGCCGCCGTTTGCACATTCGGGACAAAGAACTCCGCCGTCCTCCAGTACGTAGAAAATGGGATAGCCCCCCGGCCACGCCCACGTAGGAAACTCCCCATTACGGGCCAGCTCTTCACGCAAGTCATGCTTGTTCATCATGTTAAGTCCCTTCCATTTCGCGTTCGCGCGCTTACTAAGCGCCATCGTCGTCAAGATACGGAGCGCATTCGTCAGTTGTTACCAAATCAGTAATCTGGCACTGCAACGCCACTGCGAGATTCATTGCGATCGGGAGGTGTCGACACGGGAATGTGTCCCGTTCGATTCTGGACAGGTGCGAATCGTCGATCCCACATTCCGCCGCCAACTCTCGTTGCAGCATCCCGGCGTTTAACCGTCTACGCCTTACCTCTCTTCCGGAAATTCGATACTTCATTACGTCTCCTTTCTCACGTCTCGCTTTCTCGCGTCTCGCTTTCTCACGTCTCGCTTTCTCACGTCTCGCTTACGCCGTACGGGAAGCGGAGCGGCGTACGCCGCTCCGCACCCCGTGCTAGCACCCAGGTCTAGTATTCTTCCGGGGTCAAGACGGTCGTAGCACTCCGATCTGCTTCCGTGATGATCCAGATTTTTTCATCACTCGGGGGAACCTTGTACGCACTAAGAATTCGCGTACCGTGCACTAACGCGGCCGTGTTTGCCTCCTGGTCTTCGAGGTCAAGGTCGCCCCAATCCCCGAAATGGTGTCTACGGATATATGCACAGATGTCTGCGTTAGTATCCTGAAAAACGCGAAGCGCGCCCGGTGTTGCTACTACTCTTCCGAGCTCAAACAGCGGCCTGGATTCCTTCTCATTTGTCATGCTATCATTCTCCGTTGGTTGTTTTTGCGCGGGGTCGCTTGCATGCTAGTGCGCACAACCCCGCGCAATTGTTTCTAGTAACCTGTGCGGTCGTTATCGGGATCAATGGGCACAGCACCATGAATCGCAACATGACCCATGGTGCGCGCGCCCTTGCGTTTACGGCACCTAACGCCGCACGTGTTATACCATTCTTTTTTCTTCGCCGCGTAAGCGTATCCGCGCGCGCGCAATCGCCTGATCGTGTCTTCGCCCGGCGGGGACGGAAATTTGACCCACACCCAAGCGCCAGAGATATATGAGAACGGTGCGATATCAGGGCAATCACGCTTCAATGCGATCGCCTCAACGCGCGTTTCCATATTCAGGTGACCCGGTTCCATGTTGTTTGCTCCTTCTTTCTCGATTTGTTGGTTTCTTGCGTCCGTCGATCAAGTTGTATCATAAAATTGAAGCAAACGCAAGTCAGCATGTCTGCATGAATGAAAGGCAGATAAAACCGGGGAGGTGTCTCCCCGGTATTTCTGACTTGTTCTCTACTAACTATTCGACACCGCCTTCCAGGACTCCGATTTGCTCCAATTTACTTGCCAACCACTCGATCGCACTATCGTCATTGCGAAAGCATTCGCTGTCGAGCGACGGGATATTTATATCGCCTTCCATGAGTGTTTCACATGCGACACCATACCCACCACCCTCGGTAATGTTAAATTGTCTCCGGAATACCGCCGGCAAGTCCTCTCGGTGCGCAAATCCCAGCCTACGTGCGAACGCCACATGGCATAGCGCAAAGCTGATTGCGTCAATGTCGAGAGGGTCGACATCACGCTTGAGCTTGACTTGATACTCTATCCTGTGTTCCTCCCTGTGCGGAAGCCTATGCTGGGTTCCTTTCGTTTGCATGCGCTTCCTGGACGCCACATTCAGCCAAACTTCACACCTATATCCAGCGGCTTCCGCAACATCAATAAACGCGCAAACCACCGCCCCACGAATCAGTACGGGCTGCTCGGTTACCGTATGCGACATTGCACCCGGAAGCACGACCGTCAACACTCTTCCAGCATTCGGGGTGATTTGGCGTTTCCAGATCCTGAAACAATTTGGGTCACCACCCAAAAAGCGACCTACGTCTACTTGGCCGCCGGAAAGGCCATACAGGGGTTTGGCTTGAAGGCTACGAGCACCCATGCTAGCAGGGGTCTGAATTCGCGCGGTCATTTCCGCGACCTTTTCGCGGTAGTAATCGCACCCGGATTTCGCGGCCTGGACAGCTTGATCAAATTCCATTCCGCCCGCAAATGTTGGGTATCCCGTCGCCAAAGACAGCCTATCATTGGAGAACATGCTAATGCGACCTGCCCGTCCGCCAAATTCATCTGCATTTGCTAGGGTGCTGTTTTTGGTTAAATCCGCTTCGTGTGCAAACTCATACACACTATCGAATTGCGCGATGTGAAGTAAACCGCTTCTAGGATCTTCGAAATGTTCTACCACAATCATATTTTTTTTTGCTCCGTTTTTTGCGGGGGGGGGGGGTCCCACCCCCCC